CAGGTAGAACTTACAGAAGAAACTAAAGAGGATACAGAACTTACAGAACAATTAATTGAACAAGTAGTTGAACAAGTAGAAGAGATTACAGAACTTACAGAACAAGTAGTTGAACAAGTAGAAGTTCCTGTGAAACCAGAGGTTGCAGAGACCTCAACCCAAACCGATTTACCAGAACCAGAACCAAAAAAAAAGAGAGTATATAAAAAAAAGTCAAAGGTTAAAGAATCACTTTGATTTCATTTAATAAATCAATCAAAATGTCATACTGTCCTTGATTGTCAAACGTATAGAAATTTATAAGTTTGTAAACTTTATTTTTGTATTGTAGCATAAACCAAGTTTGATGTTTAAAATCTTCAATATTTGTATACACATAATTCATAAAGATAAAGATAGGACAAAAGTTATTCTCTTTACTGTTATTAATATCAATATCTTTTAAAAGTGATTCAACGTATTGTTGGTGAATCAACCGATAACGCTTGTTATGATAATTTAATTGAAGTAACTTAATCCATTTATCTTTTTTTAAACCAAGATTAAAGACTGATTTAATGTCTGAATATCTATTATCTAATTCTATGTTGATAAAATTAGATAATTCGTTTTGTGGAATTTCAAGACGCCAATTTGTGGTAATGGAATAAATTCCAGCAAATTCTTTTATTTCACCCCAAATTTCTTTAAAGAACTCCATTTTTTATAATACTCTAAAAGATAATTTTTGAATCAATTTATTTTTTACCTTTTTTTGAACCATTTTTTGGATTGTTATTTTGTCCAGTAGCTCTCTTAGACTGTGGAAGACGCAATCTTGATTGTCTCATCAAACTTCTTGGGCTTAGTGGAACGTTAGCGGGTTGTAGAACGTTAGCGGGTTGTGATTTAGGATTTTTTTCAAGATGTTCTACGTATTTTTTAATGGCTCCAGGTCTTTCTTCAGCTGGAAGGCTACCTAAAACCTTCTTTATAGTTGGTTTCTGAGGTTTTAATTCAAATTCTTGAAAAGCACTGAAATTGTGTGCATTAAGTTCTCTCAAAAAATCTTCTTTCCTTTTTTGATCTGGTGTCAAAGACGGTTTATCAGAATAACCCATTGGTTTATCAGAATAACCCATTGCTTTATCTGTCCTTATAATGAAATCTTCATATTTTTCATTCATAAAGTCCCATCTCCACATTGGATCGCCTTTACTTTTTAAAAGCGCTTGTCTAATGTCAACTTCATATTCGTCTACTGGTATAGTAGAATCCATATTTAAAAAATTTTGTTCTTCCTTTGTAAGTTTAAGTTCTGAGTTCAATGATTTTTGAAAATTTGCTTCTGTTATTGGAGGCGGTGCTGGACCAAGATTTCTTGGTCTTGATGGTTTAACTACATCAGAAAATACAGGTCGTACTGGAGCCAATGGAGCACTAGCATACGACTGTGTAGAGTTACTTGAACTAAGGGCCGACAGTGCCTTTTTAGCTCTTTCTTCTGATTCTTTAGCTCTTTTCTCTGCTTCTATTTTTGCTGCTTCTCTTCTCTGAACTTCTCTTTTCTGTCTTGCAATATCATTTCCTTGGCCTAAACTAATTGCTTGCCGTCCTGAACTTGAACCAGCATTTGCAGCTATTCGCGGGTCTCCTCTTGGAGCATTAGGAAGTGAATTAAGAGCGTTTCGTCTTTGTTGTAATTCATTTGCAGCTTCTATTCTTGGGACATTAAGTCCTGAAAGAATAGTCGCTGCTCTTACATCTTCTCCGCGTTCTATTGCAGACCCGCCTTCACTAAGGGTCTGCAATTGTCTATCAATTTCACATAATTGTCTTCCTTCTCCATTTTGTAAAGCAAGTAGTTGTTCTTGACGTTGATTTAAATCATTTAGAGCGCTAGCGTGTTCCGCTCTTTCTTTATTTAATTGTTCTCTTATTTTTTCAATTTCTTTTGAAGATTCTTCTTGTCTTTCACTTCTTTCTTCTTGTCTTTGTTGTATTCCAACACTTTGACTTTGAAGTTCGTATTTTTTCTTACTTAATTCTAATTCAGTTTGTCTTGCTTCAAGTGTTTTTTGTTCCATAACGACACGGGCGTTTTCTCTTGCGGCTTCAATCTCTTTCAATTTCACGACGTAATCCTTTTGTTGAGATTCGTATGCTTTTCTGGCATCTTCTGCTTTTGCACGAATATCACCTATAGCCTTTGAGATTCCATCTTGAAGCCTGTTCTTTTGCTGGGAAAGTTTTTCCATTCTTTCAGCGTGTCTTCTAAAAAGTTCACCACCATTTGGTGCATTCCTTGCCATTTGCCAATTAACTCCCATTCTATCAAACTTAAATGGTCGTAGTCCAGTTTCAATCTCAGCGGCTTTTGCGGTCATTTCACTACTAAAATTTGAATAAGTAGTAAACATACTTTTCAAGGAAAGTCCCAAAGTAATACTTGATGTAGCAGTACGTCCATGATACGCGAGAAATCCAATTACCTGAAGTACTTGAAGACCTGCATCCATAATTTCCTTGTAAGCATTTTGAGTTAAATAACGGCCACCAATTTCATAAAATTTTCGGTTTGTTATTGTATACATTACAAAGGAGATTATTGAAAAATACCACTTGTAATATGTCTCTGCGCCAGGCCATTCATTACATCGGTCAATTGTTGGAAACTTTAAAGTTGCTGCGCTTGCAACACTTCCAAGAGTATTAGAAGCGGTAGATGCAACATTTTTTAGTCTACCATAAAGACCACCCGTACCTTTTTCTGCTTTTTCTTTTGCTTTTCTTGCTGCGTCTGCTGCATTTTTTACAGCCTGTGCAGCCTCAACTACCTTTCTAGTAGCTTCTTGAACAACACTGCATTTTTCATATCTTTTATTTAACCATAAACGAACTCTTCCAGGCTTTCCTTTTTTGTGAGCGATAATCCATCTTTCCAATACAAGTCTATATTCCGACTCTTCCTTCATCTCGGCTGGAGTATATTGGTCAAAAAATTCTCCTCCTGATTCCCATAGAGCCTTGTGACGCTCCTTTATTTCAGTCTTTCCAGGTTGTAATAATTCAGGAATTTCATCAAGTTTCTTTCCTTTATTAAAATAAGAAATTACCTTTAATAATTCCCTGTATCTTTTTGTTAATACCCTTTCATCTTCAGGGGTAGATTTTTTTGCACTTTGAGCGGTTTCTTCCGCTATTTTTCTGGCTTGATAGGCAGCCTGTCTTGCATCTGCTTTCATTTTTTTAGATACTTCATTTGCAGCCCTTCTAGCAATTTCTTCTGCCCTTTTAGCAGTTGCGTCGGCAACTTTTGCAGTTAATGCCGCCATTTCATCTGCGATTGATTTCGCGTTTGCAGCCGCTTCCTCTACCGCTTTTTCTGCATTTTCAAAAGCCTCTTTTGATTCTTTCATTGATTGAAGTGCAATTTCAAGAATTTTTTCATCGTTTCCTGCATCTATAACTTTTCCCCTATTTTCTTCTACAGCTGACTTTGCTATATTAAGAAGAGCCTTTGTTTTGGAAACGATAGAATTTGCCTTTGTTTTTGATGTTATTAATTCACGCAAATTATCCTTTATGTCAGGAATTTCGGGAAGCGCATTAGGAATGGGTTCAGGAACATTGGCTTTTGGAGAATTTTTTGGTTCAAAGTCTACTTTTGCTTCACGAATAGTAACAATACTATTAAGATTAAAAAATAATGCCAAGGTTCTCATGGACATAAGAATCTGTATCACATTCCAAAAATCGGTAACTCTAGAATAAGGAGTAACACCAGTCCACATATCAACGGATGACCACGCAGAGGCCATTACTAAAAAAAAGCTTGACATAGGAACAGTTACCTTTTTAGGTAAAACAAGATTCATATTTTGCTCTATAATAGATACAGAGGATGCAACACTCTTTACGGCAGTCCTTAATTCTGCATCGTGATTTTTAAGGTCTAAGACCTGATTACATTCTTCATAAAATTCAACGCCACGTTCTCCTTTTCTAATTTCATCTTGTAAATATTGTTCGCCTGTTTTTATAATAATTTCTGATACTTTTTGTCTGCAACTGTGATAAATTTGTTCTGTTTCTTCGGGTGAAAGTTTAATAGTTTTCATTGCTTGTTGTTGAGCATTTGAAAGAGCCTCGTGGTCCATCGCCTGCCATTTAGGAAGAGAGTCTATTCCTAAGCTTTGTGCAATTTTCTGATTTGCTGCAAAACTCTCTGCTGGTGTAAGTTCTCCAAGGGGAACGTTTAAAACGGGGTCAACGCGACCTTGACTTGCTGGTCTAGCAATCTCTGGACCGACTTCAGCTCCAAGCCCGGTTGCGGGAGGTCGCTGAAATGCAAAATGTTCAAAGGACTCATATTGTAAGTCATTTCTTTTTCCTGAGATTACATCCATTTGTTCTAAAAAGACAAGGTCATTTACTCTCTGTTCAAATTGCAAACACATACTACTGAATACATATTCCTTAAAAATTTTTCTAAAATCTTGCACTGATTTATCTGTAATAAACTTATCATTAATAATAAACAAATGAAATTTCCCTAACTCTGCACGTAATCTATCTGTTCTTGCTTGTGAATAGACTCCGCTGGAGGCTTTAAGTGTCATATTTCCTGCATTCTTTGTGAAATTCATATTTTTTGTTTTTACTTTTCTTAATTGCGAAGGTCTCCATCTAAAAATATCAAAAACTCCAGATAAATATCCAGAACTTATGCGCGGAAGAGCAACAATACGTGGGTCTTCAAACACGCCTGACCTACCAGACCCTATAAAAAATGCAGAAACAGCCGCACCCAACCCAGCACCAATTTTGCTGGAGGTTGCTAACACGCCTCTTTTTGATAAATCAATTAAATCAAATTCATTTGGTAATTCTTTTACTATCATTTCTGCGCTATTTTTTAGAGTTCCAGCAGTAGATAATAATTCACCCATATATGGCGACGCAATAGATGCAACCGTTCCAAACATCAACGAACCTGCAACTATTAGCGATGTTAAGGAAAGAGACGAATAGAGTGGACTGTTGACAATATAGATATAAAGAGGGTCTCTTCGTTCAATTGCGTCTCTATCGGTATGAGTTAGACCTTTTACTTGACGTGCTGCAATTTGTCCTGCTGATAACGCAAGTCCAGGAATTGGTGCAAAACCAGATGGTTGTCCTGGAACTTGTCCTGCTGCAGCCGAAGATTGTACGGCTCCTCCTTTAAAACTCTTTCTTGATTTAGAATTGGATTTTCTTGTTAATTTTCTTGTTTTACTGTTTTTATTTTTTTGGGGTCCAACTAAATAATTAGGATTGGTATAATACTCATTCAAATGGTGGCTGTAACATAAAACATAATCAAAAAGACAATATTGTTTCATGTATCCGTAAAGCAAATAGTATAAATGTAACTTGTATTTAATCGGTCCTTCAATTTCATTCAAAAAAGGATAATCACTTAAAAACTTTCTATAGGTTGGAAACATATCGGTTTTTCCATCATTTATATTCATATTATGGTAGTCTAAACCAAATGTATTTTTTATGTCATTTACATTACAAAACTTCATAAAAGACGCAGTCTTTATTGGGTTTGTAAATATACCCGTATCAATAGGACTTGTTCCATTTATCGGGTTTAAAATGACTTCGTTTGAAAGGTCCTTAAAATGTTTAAAACTTGTATTACTATCCCCTTTTTCTTTAAGATAATTTAAATATCCATTTACTGATGTAATGACGCATCCATAATTTCCTTTAACTTTATCAGGATGTATCTTTAATAAAAGTTTTTTAAAATCGTTACAATCAGGAAATGTTTCTTCAAGAACTGCAAGATATCCTTCTAATTCTTGAAATGATTTTAAATCGCCATTAAATTCACACTTCATTATAATATTACTATAAAAAAAATATAGATTTAGGTGAGATACGTATACGTGCTTTAGAACTCATATGATAATAAATATGTTCACAACATTGAGGGTATTTTTCTTGGATAAAAATTTCAGGTATAACCTGTTTAAGTTTATTTAAAGTAATTGCTCGTTCTTCATCTGTAATAAACCTTTTAATATCCTCATAATGTCCGCTGTATTTACAATGTTTAAAAATCTCTGTCCTATAAATAGCAAATCCGTTAAATGCCGAATAACAAGTGAATAATGAATTTTTGTCTAATAATTCAAGTTTAGAAATAATATCCTTCTTCATGTGTTCTACCACAGGATAGGAATAAATATGAAATCCCCAACAATGATGTTTGTAATCTTCATAGAGTAGCGCCCAGATATCATAATAATCTTTACGGTTAAAAGAGAGTGAATCCCACGTATCTTGAGAAAGATAAAAAAGGACTGTATCTACATTCCAAGTTTCTTGGTTTACATCATCAGCGTCAATCATAAAATGAAAGTCGGTATTCAATTCATTTATAATACTTAGTCCGGTATTTCTTGCATTTGCAATCCTAACTGCACGTAATTCATTATTATTATTTTGCGAAACAACGTGTACTTTGAATGCAGATTTTTCTTGGTAAGACTTTAATAACTTCTCAGAGTTATCCGTACAATTATCATAAACAAAAATAACAGAGAATGTTTTAAACCGTACGCCCAATAAATTAAGATTTAAAAAGATACGCGGAAGATACTGTTCGCAGTTACGAACGCACAAACAGCACGCCACATTTAAGTCCAATGTTTCAATGGTAACATTCAGATTTTCAGGGTTCAAATACCTAACAATCTTTTCTTTATCTTTCAAAGCAAGTTGTCTCGTAGACTCACGCAAAGCATCCACTTTTCTTTGCGCGTCATCTATAAATTTTTCATCGGAGTTGATTACATAGCGAGGTTCTCCGCCTTCGTTTGAACAATAATGATTCTTTAACGGAAACAAAAGGTCGGGTGAATAAACGTAATTATACCAGTCGTCACAGCACCAATTTATAATGGACTCTGGAAAAAATTCTCCAAAGATATGCATATGTTCGCGCGAGACAAAGGCTTGGGTTAAAATTCGCGGATTGTTATTAATAGGTCCTGTAAGACCGATATTATTATTTTCCTTTAACCTTTGGATACAATCATTTACCCAGTTTTTTGTTTTAAAAGAGATATCATCTCCACATTGATAAAAGTAGTCACAACCATCGTCATAAGATTGTTTAAATAAGCGATTCCAAATAGCAGTTAAATGACCTGGCTTCTCATTCATTTCCATATATTTTATAGAAATGTCTCCATAAATTTTCTCAATAATTCGCGAGTAATCTTGCTCTGCTTTATTAGAAAAAATCCTATCGTCCTTATCATATCCAATATAAAGAATATAAGTATGTCCTAGAGATTTACTTGAGACAAAAGATTTTAAATAGTAATTAAACAAGTAAGATTCTTTGATATTGTTCCAATTACGGTTGCGGGAAGTACAAGGGATTAACAATCCTATTTTCATAATAATTATATTTATATAAAATTATTAAGTTATAATATATTATATAAATATATGGATGATGAAGTAGAGGTATATGAAAACTGTTTTCGTTATATTAAAAAGACGATTGAATATTCAGAACCTATTATCTATATACATAAGATAGATGATCAAACAATAAAAACAACACAGCCTGTTATTAAAACAGGAATTGTAGTAAAAAACCCTACAGAATCAAAGGTTGGTAATAAAATCAAACTTCATAAAAATGACGAAGATTCATTTGGTTTGATTTTATTTTCAAGTAATCGTTTCAAGCGATTTATTTCAACAGAAGGAGACATTTATTACGTAACCTATATAGAGTTAATTGATCTCAGGACAAAGATTGAGACCAAACTCTAGGGTATTTTCTGAAGGCAAAGGAACAACAGGCAAAGGGACGACAAGCAAAGGTTTTGTCTCAGCGTCAGGCTTTGCATCAGGAAATATTCTTTCATAATTTATTTTATAATCTTCTCTAAGAGCCGCGGATTCATTGCATCGTTTTTGAAAGTCGGATGGAAACGTCTTATCATAATAACGTGCATAAGAATTGTAACTCTCCATATAAAAAATACATAATTTAAAAATTGAAAGAAAACGAAATTATTCTATTTATATAGAAATGTCGCTCACTTTTTCAGAACTAAGGCTTAAGTGTAAAATACTTACCACGTTGCGCGAAGATATCATTGGAATTCGTGACCTATTTGATGAAAAAATTAAGGATATTGAAACTTTAAAAAACGATATAAAAAAGGGTGGAATTGCAACCAAATACAGGCAGTTAGAGTTAGTAGAAGCGAGACAGAATCTTGAATTTATTCGTATAGAGTTTGAAAAAAAGTATAAGGAACGCGTGACCCTAAAAGAATCAATTAATCCGCGTGAAATACTTGATTTAAGATACAAAGAAATTAAGCAAAAGGAATCCGAACTCAATGAAACGTTTAAGATGGTTGATAAATTGCGCGAAGAGTGCGAAGAAATGGATATGGAACTTGAAAAGGTATGCAAAGAATACGAAGAATTAAAAAATCAGATAACTCTTTCAAATAATCAGCACACAAATTTTAACTATGGAAATAGTTTATACAAAAATAATAAGGAATGCTTAAAACAAATAACAAACTTGGAAGATAATATTATAAAACATAGACAATTATATGAGTCAAAATATGCAGAAGATTTAAGAAAAAAAGAGGAAATAAATAGAGAAATGGCTGAGTTTTTCAAAATTTGCAATGAAATGGAAGATGAGACTGAATTGGAGGAGGGTGTTCTATTGTAAATTTGTTTGAATTATTTTTATTAATTGCATAATAACACTATTATCATCAATTTCATTGTTCCATTTATTATGCCAATGGTAACAAAAGGTTCCTTTAAAAAAGTTGTTGAAATCATATGTTTGGTCTGTATGTTCAAAAAAGTTTAAAAAATGAATATTGTATGGATTTTCAACCCAACCTGGGTCAAACCAACTACAAGGTAATACAAGTATGTCTAATGGTAAATCGTAGGTTAGGTTTGCTTGTTGAAAACCCCATCAAAGATTACGATTTATAATAAAATTTATATTATTTTTCATTTTTTCTGATTTTGGTTCTAATGATATGTATATAGCGTTGTTAGGATATGTTTCAGTAGACCACTGATAAAGACATATTTCACTTTTAAAATTACAAAAAATAGGGTCAAAACATCGTAAAAAAAGACAATCTAAATCAAACCATACACCTCCATAATTATACAATAACAAATTTCTTATACAGTCGCTATAAAATGTTACATATGAAAAATTATTTTTTATGTTAAAATCTTTGCTTTCATTTTTAAATGAAAATGTTCTAAGTTCTGCGTAGTTATTTATTTGGTCGTTGTAATGATTTGGTATGTTATTTTCCAACCATAGAACAATTCTATGTTTATTATTATAGACATTAAAAAAGTAACAAGATAATATAGAATATAAATGTTTTTCATTTAAATTTCCATTCCAATAACAATGAAAAATAACAGATTCATTATATTCTCCTTGTAAATTATTTGCCAATTCATTTGATTCATTATAGTCACAGTTATTTATTAGCAACCTCATATTATAATATAGATTAAATTATATTTTTTGAAACTACTTAATTAGAACTATATAATAGTTAGTAATGTTTATAAATAAACTCTTTAGTTATGTTACTATTATTTCTAAAAAATATGACATTGATGAATCACACGGATTATCACATAGTATGAATGTTTTGAACCACGCTCAAAATATATACAACAGTGAAGTTTCTAAAAATCCATACTTAGAAGCACATCAAAAAATAATTTTTACCTCGGCAATCCTACACGATATGTGCGACAAAAAATATATAGACGAGACAGAAGGTGTACAATCTATTGCAGATTATATAAAGGATGATGTTACTTTAAATGAATTAGACGTGATTAAAACCATTATTAAAACGATGTCATATTCTAAAGTGGGTCTGTACGGCTATCCTATGTTGGGAGAATATATGTTAGCCTATCACATTGTGAGAGAGGCGGACCTTTTATCGGCATACGACTTTAACAGGTGTATTATTTATGGATTTCATAAAAAACCACATTGTAAAACAATCATAGATGCCTTTTTAGAATCGCGTAAGTTATTTAACAATAGAGTATTAAGATACATCGTAGATGGCGTTTTTATAACAGACTATTCAAAAGAACTTTCACAAAAACTACACAATGACGCAATTAAAAATATACAATTATGGGAACAACTATATAATTATAAAATTGATGTAGAAATTATGTAATATGAAATTTCAAAATGGATTTAACCCTATTTAAAGACGATTGTATTATAGAATGTTCTATTTGCTATGTAAACAAGGTTGAAATAACATTACTATGTAAACATTCACTTTGTCAAAGTTGTTATCGCAATATAGAAGTATGTCCTTTTTGTAGAAAGAGAATAAAACCTATACCTGAAGAGATAGAGATTATAATTATTGAGACATCTAACAATTCAAATGAGTCTTGTTATGTATTTACGTGTCTTTTTGTATCTATTACTTGTATATTCATATGGATTTGCTTTCTAGTAGGAGTCTTGTTTAATAGTAGGATATAAACATAATATTTTTATAATAATAATGGAATGTGCAATTTGCTTTGAAGTTGAAGAGCCTTTTATATTACCGTGTAATCATTCAGTTTGTCAAAGTTGTTATCGCAATATAGAACTATGTCCCTTTTGTAGGAAAAAAATAAAACAAGTAACTCTCCATCATATTCAAATACATATTAATGACCCTTTTATAGAAGAGCCTTTTCTTGTAAAGGAATTATGTTCTCTCGTAGCGTGCGTTAGTTGTTTAATTATAATTGTTTGGTTCACTTTAGGAGTTGGTAATTTGATAGATTAAGACATCTATAAATATTTATCAAAAAATAAACCATCGCTATGTTCTATATCACATTCATTTCTATTTACAATATAATATAATGGATTGAAATCTTTATAGCTGTCTGAATCATGATAAGTATTAAGCATTGTATCTAAACAATCTACATTTAAATCAGTCTTTTCTAATAAATAACACCATAATAAATGAGCGTCTTTATTAATAATTTCAGAATTAAAATCTTTTAAATACGTATAATATTTTTTTGGAACAAAATGCATCATGTCATTTATTCTAGGGTAAGAATATTTAATACCATTAACCCAATAATATTTACTGCATATAGATGGCCACATTATCTTATCCCATTGTGGATTAAAAATTTCATTCATTTTATTTTTAATAAATAAATCTATTCTCATAAAAAATAAAAAATCATAATTTATTATTGGAATTTTTTTAATTGAATTTTGTATAAGATTACCCTGACCTATTAATTTATTGTAAAAATCACATCCAATTAAATTATCTTTAAATATTTCAATCAAATCATCCTTAAAATTTGTATAATAACTAGATATATAAACATCTATTTTAATATTTTTATTATTCAAATTTTTAATAAAATCCATTTGTGATTTTGAAGCATTTATTTGTCCGTCATAGGATTCAACTGAACCAATATTTCTATTATTTTGACATCCTAATCTAAATGATTCTCCAAATAATACAATACATCCGTTCATATATAATATTAAATATATTTCACGTGTATTTATAATTTATTACCATTAATATGTCTAGATGCATAACAACTTTTAATAAAATGTCCTTGTCTTCCACACCGAAAACACGACATAGTCCTCACTTTTTCATTAATTTTTTCTATATCATCGTCTTCATCTTCAAAGATACCTTCAATACTATCCAATACATTATTTAAGAAACATTTTATTTTTCTATGCGGTGCAAAGTAACTTGTAGGACATTGACACATTTTATTTTTCTTTTTTAAATTTTTACATTCATTTACAAAATGAGTATTACTTCCACATAGATAACATTTATCATTTGAACCATTAATAATTTGGGTTAAAGTATTTATGTTTTCGTCACTTAGTCTTATTTGACAAAAACTTCCACCGCGAACATTATTTATACCGTATTTTTCCATATATTTGATAGTGTTCTTATCTTCGTCGTAGTTATCACAATTTGGAATAATTTCTACAACCGATAATGGTTTATATTTTTTAGTCCACATAGAACCATTAAAATCAAAATGACTTTCTATTCTATATTCAGGGTTTTCTGTTTTTCCTACATAATATTTACCTTCTTCCAATTGAATAATGTAAACAAACATTTTCTATTATACTTTATACAATTGGTTTATTCAATTTTATAAAATTGAATTTAAATTTATAGAAGATAAGATATAAAATGGAGTGCATCGTGTGTATCAAAACGGTTCATCAAAAACAAGAGGAATGTGTCAAATACTCATACAAATATATCATCTTGTTTGTTTACACGTGTGCTATGGTATATCTTCTTAAATATATTGTAAATAATACTTAAAACTTGGTCTTTTTAACATTAATCTTTTGCTTGATATTTTTTTTAGAATCAAACGCCTCATCCTCTTCATCATTTGCTTTCATTTTCCATAGTTCAGGCGCACATAATTTAAAATTGGGAGTCGGGTTTGCTTTATACCAAGCCACCTGCGAATTTAGTTCATTGCTTGGGCTGTTGTTGCAGATGACGAGACATTCAAAGTTTTCGGTACATTGGTCCATCACTTGACAAAAGGATTCAAAGGTTGGAAACATTCCAGCATAATTTTCATAAATACGCTTTCGGTTTGCAATATAAGGTTCTCTTAAAATAAAAACATAGTCAACGTTTGTACGCAACTGTGGTGGAATACCTAGGGGATATTGCATGGTTATTATGAGCATAATTTTCCAGTGACGTCCATTCATAAAAATCATTCGCATCAATTCATTTTTAGACCACGAATTATCATAAAGACAATCATCTAAAATAACAAAGGTTCGCGGGTCTATGGAACATTTTTTATACATATCCATTTGACTTTTAACCTGTTTTAAAACCTGTTTTTGTCTCAGCAAAATATTAGAGATAATACTTGTTTCAAATTTAGAATGAATTAGAACGGGCGGTACGTGACTTGAATAAAACTGATTAGCGCCTTCCGTACCCGATATAACAGTTCCTATAGGTACATCTCTTTGATGATATAATAGGTCGCGAACCAAGAAACTTTTGCCTGTGTCACGTCTCCCAATTAAAACAATTACAGGTCCCTTATTTTCATCTTTACTAAATACGATTCGTTTCATATCAAATTTTTTTAGTTCTAGGGTCATTACATTATATAAAGAGAACATCGCATAGTTCGCTACGCGAATAAATGGGTTAAAATATCGTGATTTTTTTATATTTAAAACTAAATGATTGAAGACTTTGAACCATCTAATTATACAATCTATAATCCATTATATAACTCTGTAGGAATTACTCCAGAGTTTTCAGTAAACGCCTATACTCAAAGGATAAATTACAATGAATATGAATTTGTAGATAAGGATGGAAATACTAAAAAATGTTTTAAGAAGTTTATTACATTAGTAGATTATGTGAAATTTCTAATAGGGAAATATAAAAATGATGTATTGGTTCTGCCTTCTTTAGAAGGTAACAAGGATAATTTATTTGAGGAGACCATTCATTCTCCGCATAATTATGCCTATGTTGATAATTGTTTTTATTACTTAACTTCTTCTTTAAAGAAAAAGGGATTTTTGCACGGAATGGATGTTTATGATAGTTATATATGTATCAAAAAGAACGTGGAAATTAATATTGCAGATGACTTTGAATACATTTGTGATACCAAATTTTTTAATGATAAACTAAACAATCTATTTTATTTTAAGGATGGAACAATCACAGATATTTTAAAGAATAAGACCAAAGACACGATTGAAATCTCAGACGAAAACATAGACCTAGACATAGAAACTCTTGAAATAGAATCTGTAAAGTCTGAAGAAGAATCCGAAGAAAAGGAAATTAACGAATTAAATGAATTAGAATCAGACTCAGAATCAGAATCTGATGTAAAAGACAGTGATTCAGAGTTGAGTTTTACAGACGAAGAGAATGAATCGGTTGATTACGAGACAGTATCTGAAAAAAGTGACGACGAATCTGAAATAGAGTCAGAAGAACAAGAACTTATTCTAGTTATAAAAGAAATGCCCGTACAAGTTGTCTCTATAGAAAAATGCGAAAACACTCTGGATTCATTACTTGAAAAGAATGATGTTCGTATGGAAGAACTAGAAAGCGCAATGTTTCAAGTAATTGCAATGTTACATACCTATCAAAGTATTTTTAAGTTTACACACAATGACCTTCATACCAATAATATTATGTATGTAAATACAGAACTAGAATTTTTATTTTATAAAATAAATGGAATCTGTTATAAGATTCCAACCTTTGGAAAGATTTATAAAATAATTGATTTTGGACGTTCTATTTATACAGTAAATGACAAGGTTTTATGTAGTGACAGTTTTTCGGAGAATGGAATGGCTCATACCCAGTATAATTTTGAACCCTTTTTTAATCCTAAGAAGCCTGTGTTAGAACCAAACTACAGTTTTGACTTGTGTCGTCTTGGTTGTTCTATTTTGGATTTTATTATTGATGAATTAGATGATATTGATAAATTTAGACAGATTCCTGTGTATGATTTAATTATTTCTTGGATTTATGATGATAATGGAAAAAATATTTTATACAAGAAAAATGGAGATGACCGTTACCCCGAATTTAAGTTATATAAAATGATTGCTCGTATTGTACATAAACACATACCATTAGACCAACTAAATCACGAGTGCTTTAAAAAGTATGTTTCGGATTTGTCTCCGCATACGATGGACATAGATGAATTAATAAAAGATACAAAATTTTAAAAGCCGGGTTCATTATTAAAAACGGGTGTTTTTACGTTTGTTGAATTAAAATAATTATTTTTTGCATATAACACTAAACAAGAAATGACTGTAATAGTCATAGAGTCTTTGAAGAGATTCGGATACTCTGTCTTATTTATTTTATTCATCGCTAGTTCAACAATGAAATAAATTAAACCTATCGCAGTTCCAATATACAACTCATCCATTTTAAAATACTAATTCAAAAAAATATAGTATTTTAAACGATTATAACGGTTCAACCTTTCTACAATTCTACAATATCTAAATCAATAGGTTCTAAATCAGCAAAGTTCATTACATTGATTGGTACATCATCGCCAATAATAAATCCTTCTTCTTCTGGAAGGTCAAAACTTTCTATAGAAGGATTAAAAGAAATAGATTGTCTTTTCTCAGGGTCTTGCGATTCTAGTTTAATAGGTTCAATCTTAGGCTCTATTATTGGTTCAAACTTAGGTTCGGGAACAGGCTCAGGCATTGGACTGTTTTGGATAACGGGGACCTTTCTTTCATCCTTAACCTCGCAGACAGGGTCTACTTTTGGTTTATCTACTTTTACTTCAATCTCAGAAGTTTCATCCATATATTGTCTCAGCAAGGTTTCAATAGGAATTTTATCACGGATGGTATTCATAATGCAAGTCTGTACTAAAAGTTCAAATTCTCGGGTTCTCTTTTGTTTTTCTAGACCGCTAATTTCAAGTTCAAATAAGTAAATAGATGAATATAATTTGCGCGCAATATTAGTATAAATGCTGTGTATAAAAATCCCAAAATCAGGTATGTCAATATTTATTTTTTTTGATTCATTGCCAACGCGTACACAACTCAAAATTTTAAGTTGAATAATATGAACACAAACCATCAAGTCTTCTAAATAATTACAGTTGCATAATTTAACAATTCGCTCTCGTTCGGTATCAATCAATTGTTGATTCCACTTTGGTATTCTTGTCAATAAGTTCTGAAAAGTCATTAAATATTTTTCAGGTTCCTCATTGGTTTCGCATAAAGTTACAGATTCATTAAAAATAGAACGAAACCCATCCATTATATGAGGTGTAATGTAATTCATAAGAAGAATAGACCATTCGTTTTTAGAATCTGATAATAGGTTTGATGTATTGTCTTCCATATACAATTTTTAAATAAAGAAAATAGGGTTCCAAAACGCATTAAAGGTCATTTGAAATAATCTAAAATATAATAAATAATCCAAATTTCATTTTTAAGTTCCCTGCAAATTTTTTCATAATTAAATCGTAGCTTCAAATATTTATCGGAATCATCCTTATAATAATCCATCAGAATGTCTCCGTAAATTCCCTTATTATATAGTTTTGTTGAAAGTTCAATCATATTGTCTTCTTTCAATAACTTTTTTAAATTCTGACTACATTTTACAGGTTCTTCAATAGGTATTTTGGGTATAAAAATATGAATAAAACGTGAACAAATAGGATTTAAAAGACGGTCTCGGTTTGAAGTTACAATAAAAAATCGCGTTGTTTTACTATAAATTTCAATACATCTTCTCAGAGAATATTGGGCATCAATGGTTAGATTTTCCGCGTCGTATAATACAATACTTTTGAAAAAAACTCTATTACACGTTTGTTGTTTTGCAAACTCTTTTATTTCGTCTCTTATTACTTTTATTCCTTTAAAGGTTGCGCATTCTAAAAACATACAGTATTGTTTTCTTTCTTCCAAAGAATAAATATGGTTTAAAAGGTAATTGACCGCTCTACGCTTTCCAGAATGCACTTCGCCATAAAATAAAATGTGTGGAATATTTTGTGTTTCGTTTAATGTATTAATTAAACTATCTAAAATTTTCATATAATAGATAGTTTAATATATACTCTTTATATAATGAAAGTAATTAAAATTTTTTTATTAAACCAACCTGTTACAAAAAGAATGGTAAGGGATGCATTAAACTTATGTTATGATAATATCGCGTTTTCTACGTTCCCTTATATATTGTATAAAATAAAATCATCTCGTACCTCTTTGGAACGTTATAATTCTGGAAATTGTATTGCATTATCTTGTTTTTTGCAAAAATATCTTAAAAATAATTATGGTATTGTCTCGTATATTGTTCCAGCAAGCGTTCCGCGAATTTATCAAGTAGAAAATAGTCCCGAATTATGTCACGTAGCCTTATTGATACCTATTTCATCACATTCTTTTTATATTATAGACCCTGCGTTTTATTTTATGGAACCGATTCTGTGCGACTTGAACGAACCTCCGATAAGAGGGATTGAGACAATGAATATTCATTCAAATGAAGTAATCATTTTAAAATCACAACTAGTAAATGCTAGCGCACCTGGACTCATTCCTCAAACCTTAGGTTGTAAATGTTGGTATGAAAATACCCCTGATGACCCGTGGTTTTATTATACAAATGAGGTTCTTGACCCAGACGAATCTATAGGCGGTCATTTTATAAGGAATAAACCCGAACCATTTCTATGCAAAACACGGGTTTTACCAAGCGGTGAAATTTATAAGGATTATCATTTAAAAATGGAAAATCAAAACTTAATTATTATAAAAAATCACATAGAAATTTATAAAGGTCCTATTAATAAAATACCAAAAAAAATAGAGTATGAAATACATACCAAACTTTTCAAATACTTCAGCAACTTTATGAGTTAATAGGAAATTATTTTATGCAACGCTATGCAAAGGCTGAGTATAAGGATTTGATTTAAATGCTTTTAATAAATCCGCGGAACGATAGTCCTCATTAATGTTATAGTATTGTGAAGGAATGCAAGTGTTTTCGCCTAACATTCGGTTTTCAGGAACGTGAGACATACGTGCAGATGCATATGGAATATATTCATTTGTTTGTTCCTTTTTATTTATAGTATAGTTATTCTCAGTGTTATAATGCTTTGCATTACCATTTGGAATTCTGTTTTCAATAGGTTTTTGTATGTTTCTTTGATTGTATTCTGCATTATAAGATTTTGTTTTAGAACCTATAGCCGCCATACCAGTTGCATTTCCGTAAATTTCATTATTTGTTGTTTGTCTTTGAGTGTCCTCCAAATAAGGATTTGAAGTCAAATAACCAGTGGATTGTTGCCGTTCCATAGTTAAATGATTCTGTCCTAATTTTTCTACGTCTATTTCACGGTTTGTTACAGAAAGCATTTCGTGCGGATTAAAGACCATTGGTTTGACGCAACCCTTTAAATATCCATTTTTTGTGTTTTCCTTATTTGTTTTTTTAGTATGTTTTAATGTTTTTACAATAGGGTCTACCACATTTGCTAAAAAGACTCCTCGCACATTTCCGTAATAATCTTCGTTGTTATCACGGTTATTGGTAAAAGACTTATAACTATCTTTACCGTAATTTTGTGCCGTAGTTGGGTTAACTCCTTGGTTTGTCATGTTTAAAACCGTATCGGTCCCTAATTGTTGCTTATGGACATTTAGGGTTCCCTTTTCAGTATATCCCATACTTTCAGAAGACATTAATCCATAGTATTCTACATTGGTTGACTCGCGCTGTTCCTTTGTTAACATTTGTACTGGTGTAGACATTGGCTTCTCCATACCACCTGGTGCGCCAACACCTTGTGTCATATCATTCATATGAAAAGTATCGGGACCCTTTTTTACAAATTTTCCCATTAAATTTTGGTCGGTTGTTACTTGTTTCGGGTCATAGGCGGGTGCTGTATAATTATTTGCATAATTTGATTTAGGATTATTGGTTGCTCTTAGACCATCTACATCCTTTGGTAAGGATTTGTCACGGTCAGCCGCGGACCAGTTGAAGCCAAGTTCGCCCTTGTTATCTCTCACCTTCTCCCACGGAGTTGTGTTTGCCTTTCTTAAAGATTCGTTTACACGAGACAAGAAAAATTCACTTTGATTTTGATTGCCGTATACATTTTGAACATTTTGTTCAGGTTTAAAAAGAGATGATATTTCTCTTTTATCAATGGTTAAAGAGCCCGAACCAGTATAATTATCCATATGTTGATTTTCAGGTTTAATGTGTCCATAAGATTTGGAATTATAGAACATCGCCATATTGTTATGGGTCATACTTTCGGCTGGTACCTTGTTTCCTGTAAGAGATTCATATTGTTCCATGTTACTTGAGACATCATTTATCTTAACTTGATTATTGTTTAGGTCTTTTAATTCGTCTCCAGTGTTTTCATTTCTTTTTTTACCTAAATAATACTTATCTTGATATTGAGAATAATCTCCTTGATTGTTCATTGCAATTTTACTTTCATCTAGTTTGTTATAAAAATTGGTCGTGTTATCTTTTAATAATTGATACGGAGCATCAACAGGCGTATCTTCAAAATTTTCCTTATTTTTATCATTAGACATTAAATACAGAGCGCCTACAATAACAAGCGGTATAGCAACTTGAGCCATTATTATATATTATATATTTTAATAATAGGGGGATTTATAATAATCTTTTTCTAACATTCGTGAAGGACAATTATTTTCAAATTTCATAAATAAGTTGGCTTGCGGGTTTAATGGTAAATAGGCGTATTGTGCCTGTGGCTTCTCTCGGAAAGTCCAAGCGGGCAAGGAGGACCGTGTCTCGTCCACGCCAAAATTAGAGGTTGTATAAAAGTTTGAATGTGTGTCTACTTGCTTATAGGGCTCTCTATAACGTCCATGCTTCACATTATCCCTCAAGGCTTCGTTTACAAGAAATGAATTGGTCTGTAGATTTGCACCCCATTTTTGTAAACGAATATTTATATCATCTATGTACGGATTTTCTAAACCATTCCCTGGAACATTTAAATGATACATTCCTATACCAGTAGATTCAAGTAATTTTTTTTCAATTCGCGCCGGATCATCGTGAAAACGTGTAAAGGCCATTATATATACTATCCTAAATAATTCGGTCGTTCCATCGTTGTTTGATAGGAAGGGGGAATAATTAAGGCAATTTTATCAAAATACGAAACCTCATTTAATTGTTTTAGAATAGGCGTAGTAGAAAAAGAAGTGGATTCTAAATCGGTCGCACGAATTCCACGTAACATAGATTCAACATCAACCATATTTTTAGATAATTCTCCACCATACATATTTGGATTGGGTCCATTCTTGAATAATGCTGGAGAATCGTTTACTCTAGACCCTTGATAATGCAAATAGTCATTCATTTCTTTATCCTTTATTTTTTTAAGTTTGTAGTCAGATGGAGTATTCAAATTTCTAGTAGAAGCCATATAGTATTAACATTTATTATTTGTTTTGTATATGTCTCGCGTATTTGCGCCTGTATACCACGATGCTTCTACCGTGCTAACCGTATTTCCAATCTCTTTATTATTAAGAGGATAACTATTAATGTTTACAAAGGGAACTTCGGACATTTGAACTACGCTTTTTTTGTCCTTAAAGGTCTCGCCAAACTTTAGTTCGTTTTCTGCTCCCACATCTACATTTCCTCTTCCTAAAAAGGGAAGACTTAAATAAGAACGTTGATGCAAAGACACCTTTACATTGTTTGTAGTATTTTTACCTCTTAATAAATTAGAAGACTCTTCTACATTGCATCCGAGAGGGCCTACGCCATAAGTACCCGTTACCATAAGACTGGGTTGTTGAGTAGAAATATCCAATGCCCCGTTACAATTATAGGTATATGGATTGTATAAATTATAATTAGAATGGTGTTGATTCATAATAGATTTCTGAGACAAGGTTGAACTATCATCGCCAGTTCTGCTTAAATTATCAAAATAAAAATCAACAGTGGTCATATTATAGTTTTAAAAGATAATTAATTTAAGTTAAAACTTTTTTAAAGGTTTATCAGATGGAAGTGAACCAAAAAGATAACCTAAAAAGTCCCCGTATTCAGTTTGTCCTACACTTGTTACAGGATTCGTATAAAAGGGTCTCATAGATTGTTCAAATTCAAACTTATCTCCTAAATTAGAAAATATAGTTGCAATATCTGAATTATCCTTGTTCTCTTGAAGAATAAATTTTTTAGCGTTTTCATTAATATTATTTTCTACCTCATTATCATATTTAGGCTTAATCGCTTCTTTTTCTTTATTGTATTTATACTCAGGTAATAATAAATTCTGAAGAGGATTATTACTGGTTATTCTTTGATATTCTTCTACATTAGTAAATCCCTCCTTTCCCTCCTTTTTAGATTTCTGAATAATTACAATGACACCTAGAAGGATGAATCCTAAAATAAAAATAATGTATCGGTTAAAACATATATATCCAATTAAAGATAACAAGATAACAAGTCTAGATATTGCGTTAAGCTTTTGATTTGTATCCATATTTGAGTACACCCATATTTCTTTGATGTATTGGGAATCAAATAATATACTAGGGTTGTCTGCCCAAAATTTCATATAGTATAGTTATTTATATTTTTATATGTTTCTTTTTCTTTTTCCCCTTACTTTTCTTTGGCTTTGTTCCATCTACATTTACAACAAAGGTATCTTGTCCAGTTTGAGTCACTTTAACATCGTCAGGAATACTGGTCTTTGTCTTTGCTCTTTCTTCTCTCTTTTTGTTCAATCTCTCCTTTGTCTTAGTCATCTTAAGAGTTTCCTGCAATTTATTTGCCATACCTTTAAAGTCCATCTTTCCTCCCATTCCCATCTTGCTCATCATTTCTTTTAGTCCGGGCATATCCTTCATTTTTTCCATAATTTCTTTCGCTTCTTCCAATAGTTCACTTTCCTTTAAATCTCCCTTTTTAATTTTATCTTCAAGTTTTCCTCCTATATTTTTAACAAGGTCCATAATCTTTTTAGGATTTTTCATCAAAGAAGTCATAAACTCCTCGGGGTTTTCAATATCACCAAGTTCTTTAGATGCCTCGCTTGCAATTTCCTTTGCTAAATTACCAATCTTACCGTTCATAAGACCATCTAAATGGGATTTTAGTTTTTCACCATTCATAAAATCTCCAGATATATCATTAATATTACTTGAAAAATCGCTACTAAATAGGTTCTTCATTTCATCCATAGATTCCATTATTTTTTTGTGAAGGTCTTCTTCTTTAATGGCTTCAAATAGTTTGCTAGTATCACCAAAAGACTCTTTATTCTCAACTTGTTCTACAACTGAAAATAAAAGTAATTGTAAATATTTCCAAATGGTCTTTTTAGTTTTGTCACTTACATTTTCGTTCATTAATACAGTAAAATCAATGTTAGGTAGTAAACAAATGGGCTCTTTAAATAGGGTCATATTCTCATAAAGTAATTCAAAAAATATCTTAGGATACAGTTCCGAACAATGTGCAAAAATCTCATCATCAGATATTTTTAAAGGTTCCTCTAACTCTGGAAAAGTATTCAATAAATCCATTTTAAATTCTAAAATAATTTGTGAAAACTTATCGTTTGCCTTTTTTTCGGTCATTGTATAATGGATTGGTTTTTTTTTATATGTTTTATTCGGTAAATAAATTATGGAAGTGGAGGTCTTGGATCTCTACGTGCTCTCGTGTGATTATAAACAGAAACAGACCGTTCAATCATCTGTCTCTCTTCGGGTGTTATATTAAGCCCTAATGCAGCGTTTGCACTACCAGTTACAAGTGCCATTATCCTAGCCTCAGTACCTGCTAGTCTTGATTGTCTTGCTTGAAAAGCAATAATGGATGCTACCTGCATTTGTTTATGGCTGTATAAAACATAAGGTAATTCATCTGGAACAACAAACCCTTTGAATGGGTCAAAATATACTTGTGCGACAGGGTCTATTACTATTCGTTCCATACCAAACCGGTCATAAAAATCAAGGGTGGCTTGAATATCAATTGCTTCTAAATAAATAATAGTGTCTTCTGAGTCATAATTGAATAATAAATATAATCCTTCTAACATATGAGTTCCTGTAAAAAATTCATCTCCTGTTGCTCTATCACTTAAAAAGGTAAATAAATGGATATAAACATATACATCACCTACTACACTTTGAAAGTTAAGAAGAGGCGCGCCAGCAAGGTCTACAAAGTCAGCTGAGTTTCGTGTGGCGTTTTCAAAAGAACAGCATAACATCCCAAAAACGGGGCGGTTAGAATTTGGGATATCTGGTTCAATCGTTAATAAGAAATAGTCATCAGTTGTTATCGCTTTTATCATTTGACTGTCACCAAATCCTTGACTTATATGTTGAACAGACTGTGGTAATTTATCTTTTATTTGTTGCACTTGAACCGGATCAGTATCATCTACTAATACATAATCAATTGGAACTAATTGTGAACTGTTGTAAAGTAATTGAATCTGATTTGTAATAAATACACCGCGTCCATCTTTAAAGTTACGCATAACTTCAGGGTCGGACGTATAAAGAACAAATCTAACGCTACTTTGAGTTACAGTGTGAAATCTTTCCAAAGCCTCTTGTGATTGTGGACCTGCACTGTAAAATCTTTGCAAATCCTCTTGTGAAGGTTGAGCTACACTGTAAAATCTTTGCAAATCCTCTTGTGAAGGTTGAATGAGTAAATCAGAATGTAAATCAGAACTTACATGTCTTCTATGTGCTAGAGAATAACGTCTTTCTGGTGCGGAATTATTTCTAGATAAGTTTTGAGGCATAGGACCTCTTGCGCCGAGAAATGGCATTCTATAAAATCCGCTATTGTTTGGAGATTGACTATATTCTTCTGTTTTTTGAGAATTTTGCGAATCTTGATTATTCTCCATTTGCCGTTCTGGTATACCAGAAAGAGGTCCCATACTTAATTCAGCAGCAAGAGGATTATATATTGACCCTCTAGAAGAACGTTGTCCTTGTGATTGCGACCTCAAATATTCTGCCATTCCTGCCATTATATTAATCCTATATATTATGTTCGTTTAACAGATGGAAATTCTGAATTTCTCATTTGTTCTATATCTTCCATAGAATATTGCATTTTAGATTTTTTATCACCTTCTATTGTGACTGGAACTTGAGACATTGGTTGACCATCTAATCCAGAATAATTATACATTTGTCTCATCCCTCCATTCCCTTGAGGCGCTAAATCTTGCGGTCCATCGTCAAGAAAACTAAAATAATCGCTCATCACCCCGTTGGATTTGAGGGAATCTTTTCCTAAATCAAAGGGATTGGGTTCGGTATAAAGCATAGTCTTTTCCTCGTTAATTGATTTTGATTGTGGTTTAATATAATCAAGTATTTGACTCCCAGAAAGAATTTCATATTTTGGCTTTAATAATAAAACAGGCACACGATTAATCATAGGAGGCATTTGAAATTCTTTACCATTAGGCAATAAAATATAAGTAATATTATCTTTTACAACACGTTTATCAATGCATATATAAACAAATTTAGATTGAAATCCTCCTTTATTTAATTCTTGCATAATAGAAGCACTATGTTTGCAATAATTACTAAAATAAAACTCGTGCTTGGGGGTACTCATTAACTATAATCTATTTTATTTGATTGAATTTTTAACACATAAAAATTGATTTATATTTAAATGTTGTATTGTATATAATAAAATGGAAGTTAAAATCTTAAACGTGAATGAAAAAGGCGATATGCTAGAGTTTGATATTCACAATATAGACGTAAGCGTTATAAATTCATTGAGGCGAGTTGTCTTAACTCAAATTCAGATGCTGGTTTTTCGCGGGTTTCCACACAAGGAGAATCAACTTACCTTTCACAAAAATAAAACAAAGTTTAACAATGAATATTTAAAACATCGTATTCAATGTATTCCTATTTACGAAAGCGATGAATCTAAGTTTGAGAATTTTGTTCAGAACTATTGTGTAAAAGTAAATGTAAAAAACGATACCAATGAGCTAAGATATGTTACGACCAATGACTTTAAGTTATTTAACAAAGTATCTGGGAAGCAGATTGACATTGCAGAAAGTAAGCGATTGTTTCCACAGAATCCGTTAAGTGCAGACCATATTCCTCTTTGTGTATTAATGCCCAAAATTTCGGAAACGGATGAGGCGGAAGAGATTTCATTGACACTTAACTTTACGATTGGTTCTTCTAAAGAAGACTCGTGTTGGAATACCGTCTCTAAATGTTGTTACTTTAATAAACCAGATGAAGAAGAAATTAAAAAGGTATCAAAGGGTGTAAAATCGGAAGATTTGGATGATTTCCTTATCTTATATGCACAGAGGATTTATGTGCCTAATCAATTTGTCTTTAAAATAAATAGTATCGGTGTATTTGAAAATAAGGAAATTGTTGTAAAGGCGAGCCAATACATTATAGATGGTCTAATGGATTTTAAAAATTTCCTTATTCATAAAACAAAACTGTCGGTTGAAACAATCGGACCTGCAGAACCGTTTGGTATTTTCAAGGACGAGACAACTGATAAAGAGGTCTATTATGTTCGGCTTGACCAAGACGATTATACAATTGGTAAACTATTAGAAAATCATTTGAATTTGTGGTACAAAAAGGATATTTATTACATCTCTTTTAAAAAGGACCATCCACACGACACACACTGTTATGTTTCCTTTGCTTATCGTAATGTGGTTACCTTTGAAACAATCATTAGCCATTTAGACGATGTTGTCACTAGAATTATACAAATGTATGAAACGATTTCCGGTAATTTTACAAATAAATAAAATAAAATCTATATTTAAATGATAGAATATGGTAATATTATTAAAATTGTTTCTTCACAAGATTACGATAATGAACTTTTTTTTGTAAAACGTGTTGCTACCGATAAATTAATCCTATTACAAGCCAATGGAAAAGAAATATCTGTTTCAATAGATAAAATAAAGGAGATTATGATTGTTTATGTACCAGAGGAAAAGGGCTTTGTAAACCAATCACATTTATCGGTAGGACAGATGGTAGAAGTGGAATTTAAATCTAAAACAAAAGATGTTATCCAAGGACGTATTATAAAAATAGATAAAAATTTACATGTTGAAACTTCAAATGGAACATACTATATACCAGTTGAATATGGATTTCCTGAAAATGTAATAAGCATTAAAGAGATACTTGAAAAGGAAGAAGAAGACGAAGAAATAAACGAAGAGATGAAGGGTGCAGAGCCAGATGAAGTTGTTGAACCTGTTCAAGAACCCGAACCAGAGGAGATAAATGAACCCGACGAAATTATAGAGGAGGAAATCCTGGGTTCTATAGAAGTAGAAGAAGGTCAAGAAAATTTATTTTTTACTCTTGAACAACAAAAGATTGATTTATTAGAGCATCTATTGATTAATATAGAGGAAAACAAACGAAATGTATTTTTAATGAAAAAAATGTATAACATCATCCAACGTTATAAAGAATTGAAAACAAATTATACCTCATTTGATGATGGTGTAAAAATAATGAAACTGCCTGCGAATCAATATCAAGAATCTTTTATAAAAAACACGAACCCTTTATTTATACCTGTATCAGATAAGGTTAAAATTAAACTGTTTGACCTTTTTTCTGAAATGGGGTCAGAAAAATCCTATTATTATAAAACAGACGATGCGAATGACTTTGTCTTTAAAGACCCGCCTCTAAAAAATATTCCTTTTGCAGACTATCAAAAGGAACTTTTAAAACCGTTTGGTTCCATTGTTACCGAGACAAATTACGAAAAGAATGAAATTATCAATAGAAAAAGAAAGGAGGTCTATCTATTAAATGAACTTCTTAAAATACCCATTAATGAACAGTTTGTCTCGGGTTCGGTTTTACTACAACCAAAGATTTATTTACAGTATATGTTGAGAGAACAACTTAATTCAACTATATTATTAAAGTCCAACGTATCAAGAAACCCTTATTACGAAATGATTTTTAGAAAAGATGATGAAATAAATGTAGTTAATATAGATGATTCTTTTAAGGCTTCGTGTCAATTATTTAATGATGAAATAACCTTTTATAAAAATGACTGTGCAACCTATAAGGAATATATAGAGAAGTTATTGCCGCCGTTTGAAGACTTTATAAGCTGTTATTTAAATACTCATTTTTTGAACTTCTCTCATATTTTGAAAGAGATGGAGACCTTACAAATAGAGAAATTGAATAAACCAACCTATGATGTATTATTTGCAATATTAAAAAAGAATATTAATGACTTTTATAGGTCAGAGGCCGAAAATCGCAAATTAAATACGCGCGAAAAAAAACAGAACCCTGTTATCAAGGATATGACCGTGATAGGTTCTCTAAAAGACTACTATCCTCTAAAAAATGATAATTTTTATTCTATTAGTGAAATATTTAAAACGGGATTGATTGACTGTTATCATTATTATACTTTACAAACAAATCAAAATGTCAGAGTGCTGGATTCAGAAGTAGAACAAATGATTCAGGCCATTAAGAATGAGTTTGAACAACCGCAAAAGGAACGTATTCATAAAATATACGAAACAGATGAACAAAGAAAGAATGACAATAAGATTGTTTTACAGGACATTCCGTGGGAAAAGGGGTTCATTAGTGCAGGCGAACTCTTACATAGAGAATTGGTGAAAAGAAACTCAATGTTTACTCTAGAAGACGTTATTATAAAACTTAAAAGGGTGTGTGAAAATGTGGACCAAATAAAATATCAATTTGATAAAAATGACGTCCAATTTGTAAAGGAGTTTATCGTACATTATCGGATTATGAAAAATCAACGCGCCGAAGTGCTTGAGACCAAGAAATCTTTTATCTGGAACGGGCAAACGTGGGACCCTTCAAAAGTTGAGGGTTGTCTCAACAAAAATTTGGTACGTATCAAGGGCGACTGTCAAGAGGTCAATAAAGAGAAGGCATTCAAGGAACGAATCAATGAGATGATTAATAATTTTGAAACGGACAAGTTGAGAGAAAAGGAACTGAAAAAAGTAAAATTTGACGATGAGAGTCATTTAAAAAATTTACGCTCTCTTCAATTGAAACATTTAAAACACGAAATGAAATATCACACCGAAAAATATAATTATAGAACACTAGAGTTACAAAAGGATAATATACCCCAAGATATTTCGCCTTATTTAGAGTTGCGCGGAAGGATTCTAAAGGAGACTGTCTTGTCTAATAAATACAAGGCGCTTCAATTGTTTATAAAAAATTATACAAAAACAGGCGAGGACCCGCATTGGTTCTACTGCATTGAGTCCAACATTAAATTACTTCCAACCTTTTTATTGGAATTATCAGATGCCTTTTTAAAAACAAATAGTTATCCCGAGACTTTGCAAATGATTTGTGACCGTCAAGGAGAATTAAGTGATAATTTTGATTACTATGTAGATAAATACAGTGGATATCCTATCAAAGCAATTAATTTTGACGAAGAGGAGGATTACAATTCAGACGGGTTCAAAGATGTCTTCCACGAAGTGGTTGAAAAAGACGAAGAATTTGTAGAGGAAAATCCAAAAGACAAAATGGTAAAGAATGCAATTAATGCTTTACTTTCCTATAGCGGAATTTTAATAGAAAAGAAATACACAGATGAATTGTTTGAACACGTAATGAAATCCGTTACTCTTACGTTAACGATGACTAAAAATAAGAATGAAAATAGTATCATTGTTTATTCCGTTATGGCGCACTGTTTCATTTTTATACAGACTTTGGTAGGAGATATTAAATTTTCAAAACCCTTTCCAAATTGCGTAAAATCTTTTGAAGGATATCCTCTTGATGTAGAGGATAAGAGTTATAAAGGTCTTAAATATATGTGTTGTATTGTAAAAGAAATATCACGTAAAACAGAGCCGTGGGAAAGTGTAAAAGGAACAAAAATGGAGGTTATGGTTGAGACATTAGCGAATTACACCAAACAATTTGTATTGCCTATAAAAGAGATTAATGAAAAGTTAGTAGCAAAGCGAGAAGTAAAAGTAGTCGTAAAGGAACAAGAGGAGGATTATACGTGGTCTTTATTTTATCCAAGATTAAATGTAATAAAACCCACTCCTGTATCAAATTTACCCTTTGAAAAAATAATGGCCTTGTCTTTTATGATTCAACATAAAATAAACGTGCATATTTCAAAACAAAGCGCTATCTTGACAAACAGTCTTAAACAGCCTTATTTAATTAATACGTGCTGTCAAAAGAACAACGACGTCTTTCAATATATGTTAGAGAATGCAAAACTAACAGAACTAGATGAAGTTTTTGCGATTAAAAATAAGATGGATAAAAAGAATGAAATCCAAAAAATAAATCATATGTATTCTGCGGTTCCGACTAAAATGATGCATAGAAATGTCTCGGCTTCGTATGAAGAATCTGTCATTTATAGAGGTGTTATCAGATGGTTTATGTTTGATACAGAGTTACCTTTTCCTGAGAAACTTAAAAAGTATGGTATTGTAAAGCCGCCTGATTATAACAAAAAAGATAAAATAGTAGAAAAAATAGCAAAGATTAAAAATTTTAAACCAGTACCTGAGGAAGTTTTTATAGAGATTATAAAGGATATCTCACATAAATTAGATAGAACTATTGTGGAGAAGGTTCATAAGGTAGCGGTAAAGAATAAGATTGATGTGTTGATTAAAGAAAACAAACCCAAGGAGATTTACGACTTCTGTGGAGAAGAGACAAATAAGAAAATAATAAATATACTAAGTCAAATCCCACGGGCAGATAAAAAAAGAACAGAGGCGTGTCTACGCTTTAATACTCTCTTTAGGAATAATAAAAATAATGATTTTTTACCAGAAAATCTTGAACATTTAAATTTTATGAATCAAATTCTATTAAACAAAATTAAATCATTGTTATTTATCTTCCCTGAAAAGATTAAAAATTCCAAATTGAATTACAATATTCCTGCACACTGGGACCTAGATAAAAAGCATCTTACGGAATTAAAGCAAAACATATTTAATTATTACAGAACAATTGAAACATTCCATAAAAACGAGGAGTTAATCTTTAATTTAAATAAACTGGATTCAGAATCCGATTATGACGACTTTAAAAGATGGATTACCTTACCCATTCATAATCAAAAAATGAAAAATGATATTTATTACTATGTTTTTGTCTCCATCTTTCAACATTATGTTTTATTAAAGTCTCCCAAGATGAATGAATACATAAAGGTCATTGTTGCGCTCTTTGTAAATGAGGATTCTAGCGCACTTAACTTTGACAATCAAAAAATAGAATACATTTCGGATATGGCCAAAAAATCCGAGACACAGATTAAGACAGATGCATTGAAAAACTTATCGCGAGAGGCGAGAAAGGCACAGAACACATTAAAGGAGCTTAAATTAGGAGAATGGAATACGGGTTTATCAAAAAGCATATTCAAATACGATAAATCATTATACAATGAAGTGTTTGAAGAGGCTAAAAAGATTAGAGAGGGAATGGATCTTGTAGACGAGGACAACTATGGAATGTACGGACTGGACGATGGAGAAAATGTAGAGGGGTTTGATGGGGATGAATATTTTTAAATTAAAAGTATTGTCTATATTTAAATGGATATTAGTCGTCTTGTTATGATTATGTTTGTATATATATTATTATATTTCATCGTTGTTACGATAAGACCATCTTTTATTTATAACAACCAACACGATTATTTGAGACAATTTGGAATAGGTTATAAAAATACTACAATATTACCTTTGTGGTTGGTTAGTATATTATTGGCAATCTTTTCTTATTTTATTGTGCTCTATTTCTTGCACGTTAGATATAATTGTATATTCATAAATACATAGAATTAATACTTAACTATTAAAGATTGTATTATAATCACCATTTTTAGTAGAACAACCGCTATTCAATAAGGTATTTGTACTTACTAATACAGTAAGAGAACCAATCAATAAAAACCAAATAAAATAACCTACGGTATCTTTTAAAATAATTTTATCGTGTAATTTGCTAATAAGGACAGGAGAAGCACTTGTAAGAAGTTTCATTTGAATAAATTTGGCCAATAGTTTACAATCATAGTATTCAATAGGATTTCCATCATTATCCTTTAAAGGAAGGTCGGCTCCATTATTTTTTAAAACCTCGCCTTTCTCGTTTATTGGTTTCCCTTCAAGGTTTGTTTTATAGAGTTGAAAATCCTGAGACTTTATTTCATTTATCAAAATGCTTTTTCCAGTATAAATAGACTCTATCGCTCTTAACACATCTATATTTTGTTTCGCATTTTCTATTGCCTTATCTCTTTCCTCTGGTATCAAAATTTCATTAATTACATCATCTACGCCAAACATTTGCGCGGCTTTTAGACCGAAAGTATTTGAAAAAACGCGAAGCCATCCAGGAAAAATAATAATGAATAAACAAAACGAACCAAAGATAATAATCCAAGGCATTAAGGTTGCATATAACGAAATGCCTGCTTGCGCCTTTCCGCAAAAGGATGGCAGAGATGATAAATATAAATTATTAATGAATTGTAACATACACGCTAACGAAAAAAATATAATTATCCATATAAAATTATCCCTTGTAAAGTATTTGTATTTAAAAACAAAAAAAAGAAAACAAAATGATACATAATTTACGACAGATGTATTTGCTAAACTACTTAAATCTGACATAATGTATTATAGCGTTATATTTTTTACAATATTACTCTTTATAATATAAATGAAACCATCTTTAGTAGAACCATCTATTAAGTATATTTTAAATTCAGAATTAAAAACAAGCAAATATAACAAATTTATTGAGAATAGTTTTTTATTTAATCTTACCCTATTTATTCTTTTTTGTTTACTTTTTGTCTTTATCGCTTGGCTTTTTTACAAAGGAAACCAAGACCCTAATGTAAAAAAGGAAAGAGAACGAAAGAAAAAAGAATATATCATGTCTAAATTGCATACTTATCAAAAAATGAAGCAAGAAGTATATACAAATATACCAGGATAATATATGGATTCTTATTATCGCGATAAAAAACAGAAGGAAGACAAATACAAAAGAACTCTAAAAAAGGCTCTTACCAAGGGCGATACCGAAAAAATAAAATCCTTGAGAGCAGACTACTCTTTAAATCCCATTGATAAAGAGAAGACAAGATATATGAACGAAGAGGAATATTTAAGAAATCTTAAAGAGAAAATTGTAAATTTAGAAAAAAAACGTATTGATATTTATTACGACATTTTTTATGACTTGCAAGATAGTATGGAAGACTACGATTCTTATAAAAGCGACCTAGATAAATTGAAGAGACAATATGAGAATCAAGTAAAAATAAAAACAGAACGCGAGGAAAAAATAAAATCAAGCCGAGACAATTTAATGAATGAAATAAATGAAAACGTTTCTATTTACAAGTTTATGGACATACACGATAAAAAGGAAAGTTATTTAAAAATAAGAGAATTAGGAAAAAAATTATTGGAAAAAAACATAAATATTCTTCCAATAATGGAAGATGGTAAAATGGTATTTCGCTCTATGATAAACTATGAACCTGTTGTAGATATTAAAATATAATACCATTTTAATGGGAAAATATATTGATATTAAATATTTTATAATAAGTTTAGCTATTGGTTTGTTTTATATATACATTTCTGATGAACATAAACAGGTAATTATAATGTATCCCACACCTGATAATAAAGAACAGTATCAGTATAAGGACAAAACCGATTCGTGTTTTACCTATGACTTAAATGAGGTATCCTGTCCAAATGACATAAATCAATATCACCAGATTAAAATACAAAAATAAAGTTCTAATATAATGTTTAATATCAAAAAATTCTTATCAAGTCGGTCAGGAGTCATCATTATGTCTATTATATTGGGTCTTGGATTATCTACTTTATTTAGGATGAGTTGCACCTCTAGAAGTTGTCTTGTGTATACTGCACCAGATTTTAGTAAAAAAAAGATTATAAAGTACAACAACAAATGTTATAAACCCGAGGAAAAAATGGAAACGTGCAGTACAACTAAAAAAATAATTGAGGTATAATTCTATAATTAGAATACTTGTTTATTTTTATATGGAAAACACAACCAACATCAATGACCTTCCCGTAGATACAAATGCTCCAAGCAGTTATGACTTGCCTGAAAATCAGTTAAGAAATAATCGCCCCATTGATGAAAATGTAGTCATCCAAGAAACAAAAAAGGTCAGATTTGAAGACCCGCCAAGAATGAAAGCGTCTAACCAGAGTTCTAGTTACGAACTAAAAGAAAAACATAAGATTATTATTTTATCAATCCTGTTTTTTATCATATTCAGCGATGTAAAAGTTAAAGCCTATTTGGTTTCTATATTAGTAGTAATATTTGGAGATTTTATACGTATTACTGGCGGCGGAATATCAAAGGTTGGTCTTGTCTTTTATTCTTTGCTTTACGGACTCGCTCTACTTATTACAGTGTCTCTGATTGATTTATCAGCATTCAAGTTAGCCTTTTAATTACATTTTTATAAAAGAGATGACATAAAATCGTTCATGTCTTTTGTTCCCATACTAGAATTACAATTTTGACAAATAGGTTTTAAATTACTTACAATAGTTTGTCCGCCCTTAGATTCTGCAATAACGTGACCACAATGAAAAGATGTTTGTGTAATGTCAGTTGATTTACAACAATGACATTTAGATTTGCCTACATCTTCGCCAATGTTTTTGTTCCAAACTAATTTTTTTATAGCAGACGGTATACTCTTTTTCTTAGCGGCCTTTTGTCTCGGCTTTACTTCCTTTACTACCTCCTTTACTTCTTTGGCTTTAAGGACCCTTTTCTTTGGCTCCTTTAAAGTTTCCTTTAGGACTTCCATCGCTTTGGCTTCATATTCTTTAAGAATGCTTAGGAAAATGGCGTTATAACAAGACTTAATCTTTAATGTATTTGATAAGTCTTGATAGGAAGGGCCTTTATAGATAGGTGGTGACCTAATAAATGACCTGTATTCTTCTGGATATTTTTTTTCAAAATCTTGCAATGAATCTACAAGCATCCTTGAGTATTTTTTATTTTCTCCTTTTATTTCCTTATATTTATCGCCTTGTTGTGAGGCCTCTTCTATCGTAATAGGAGGAGGTATTAAAGGTCTTGGAATAACGATTAAATAAGATAAAGATGACGTTCTAGTTACTACTAAATCTGAAAGTCGTCTAACATCTAGGTGTTTTTCATAGAGTATGTATTGTTCTGGATAAGTTTTCTCAACGATTGACTTTTTTGATACTATAATTTTTTCTGGAAAACGCATATGGGTCATTTCTTCCAGTTCGCGAATCATTGAATAAAAGGTCATTACAATAGTATAAAAAATAGTTTTATACATTTCAATTTTATTAATAACCCACTGCAGTTAGATTGTAACAAGGGAAAACACAGTGGAAGCAAGGAATAATGTAGTTTTCAAGAAGAAACACAACCATTGCATTGAAACTATTGATTACAAACTGAAAGAACGGAAACGCATATTTTTTTAGAAGAATGTTAACACCTTGTGTCAAATAAGGAAGCGCTGTCTTGAAGGTTGGAATAAGATAGTTTTCCATAATAAATACAAACGAAATAGGTATTAACTCAATACAGATTTTTTTGTATTCTTTGTACTTGGTCTGGTAAAAGTTAAGAGTTATGCTTCTATTCGTCCATAGATAGGATATCATAACAGTGATAAGACAAAGTTGATAAAGAAGGATTGTAAGCGTTTTATAATATGTTTTGAGTTTTTCCTTTTCTAAAGCAGCCTCCAATTCATAATTCTTTTTTTGAATATGTTTTGAACGATTTGTAAAGGATGTATACTTTTCCATTAAACCTTTATACAATACTAACAAGGAACCAATGTTGTTATCCTTGTCAATTATCTTACGCTTTTTATTTGGATATTGAATTTCTTTATGTACTTCCTCTCTCTGAGTTGCTTCGTTGATGCGACCATAAATCTTCCGGCGGAAGATAGATGACTGTTGAGTAGTCATCTTGGTGAGAAGCTTTGCGTCCGAGATAATGTTGTTTACGACTTCGCGATAGTTCATTTTTGATACTCATTAAGTATTAGAATGATTTCAATTCAATTTTTTATTTTTAAAATTTCAAAAATTTATTTTAAACTTTTCATTTTTTCAATTTTATTGTCTCGTTCACTTTTGGCTTGTACTTAAAAAATAGATTACGATTTTTTCCTGTCTTACGATACTCCTTGTATTTTTTGTCTCGTTCAAGTCTTAAACTTTCATAAGTAGATTGCTCGCCTATACACGGCATTCTAAAACGACGCATTATAGGGTGGTCGCTTTTTACGTTATTTAACAAATAACAATAAGATAATATTTTGAATTTATTAATACTTTTTATATTCATAAAAGATAACCCATAATAAATAGATAGGATGGTATCATATGTTGCAATTTTTAACTTTTTATTTTTAACTTTTATTTCATTATAAGACTGACAAGAGTCGGTTATAAAAACATAAAGCATTGGTATATTATCTACTTTAACTTCATAGACATTTAAAAACTTATTCTTGTATTGTGTTTTCGTATATTCTATACTTTTTAACTTATCCCAAATGGTATCATCTGATAATACATAAACACAGTTTTGTTGTTCGGTTCTAAACTTTTCGGGAAATAAATGTTGATAATGATACATTCCGTAGTCTCCAAACATTACGCAAGATGATATCTTTGATAATACCTTTTTAAAGAGGGGTGATTTTTGGGTATCATCATCTACATTACAACGTCGGATAATAAGAGGATGGGTTGAGTTTAAAAGTTCAAGGCGTTCATAGACTTTTTTCCAACGGGTTAGGTCACCTAAAGGCCGAGACAATTCTTGGTACATACTCATTCTTAAATAGTTATAGGGTGCGTAATATATCTTATTAATGATAACCGCATTTTTTTTAAGATTTTTAAATAATTCATCTTCTATTTGAGTGATATCTACAAGAGGAATAGAATTTACAAAAATTTTATAAGTTCCTGCATTAAGAGCCGTTCTTACTTCAACGTCTTCATAGTTCTTGCTAAGAAGGTCAGAAAGTTCAATAATATCAGGAATTGCTTTTGTACTAAAAAAATCGTAATCTGGAACGTCATTGTCCGCGTAAAATTTTTTATCTTTAGGTAGAGACATATTGATTGCCATACCTCCATACCCAATCAACTGTTTCTTTATCATAAATTCATCTACGGTACGAAAGAGTCCGGGTTTCGTATAAAGTTTCTTTTTACGTTCCTTTTGAATTCTTTGATTCTCAACCAAGGCTATATCTAAATCGGTATGCATATACTATTTACTTATTTTTAAGTTAAGGGACCTAGAAGTGCCTTTACTTTTTCATCATTCACTGAAATAATGGAATTTTTTAAAAATATCTCATTGTACACTTTCAAATGAACGTCATTTGTTTGAAAAGACATTCCTATAAAATTAATTTTACGATTTAATCCATTTACAAAGTTATAATTATTACTACTTTTTGAAAAATCTGGATATAAAAAAGATAGTGAGTTTGAAGCAAATTCATCTATATCAGACTGTTGAATTAAGTCGCTTTCCCTATAGATAACGTTATCGCCATTACCAATATTGAGAGCACACATTAAAGAGAGTTTACTTTTTCTATATAAATCCTTATTAAGACCTGAAATATCTATAAGAATGATTACCTTACATCCTTGAACTTTATTATTTGTTAAGTCAGTCAATAATACGTTATCTAATGTTTTATCAATTTGTTTTATATAAAAAATCAAATTACCATTTAAACTATTGTCTCCAAAGGTTGAATTTAAAATACTAGCCATTTGGTCGTAGGTGGTTTTCAGTAAACTTTTAACTCTAAATATTAAAAACAGGGGGTCACTTATATTTGGACAATTCATATTAGAAGATACAAAATACTGGTATACTTGAGCCATTGTGTCTGAAAAGGGAAGACTATTGTATGTTTCTTTATAATCATTTGATTGAAGGGTTGATGCAGCAACTACAGGTGTATCTTTTAATGAATAAATAGTAAAATCTAATGCTCTTACACCTTGTTTTGCACAATTAATTAACGCGCAATAGTTGACATAATCATTCTTGTATTCGCCTGAACAACAGCAGTTATAGGCAGTCTTTATAAGGGTTTGATTTAAAGCAGTTCTTGTAAGGTCCATATTACTTTTTGTAAGTAAGGAAACAATATTTGTATTCATTTTATTATCATTTAATGTAGCACAGTTATTTTTGTCCTTTCTTATAATAATAAAAACATAAATAAAAAAAGCGGATACAATAATAAATATAACAACATTCAAAGCATATTGGGATGAAACTTTATTAAGAGATTCAAGATAATTAGATAACATTCCAGTATTGACAGGTTGCATTAAATTATATTATGAATATATTTAAATATATATATCATTATAGCATATAATGCCAGGTGGTTTATTAAATATTATTTCTTATGGAAATCAAAATATAATAGTAAATGGTAATCCAAGCAAAACATTTTTTAAAACCGTTTATTCAAAATACACAAATTTTGGTATGCAAAAATTCCGTATAGACCACGAAGGACAAAGAAATCTAAAACTAAATGAAGAAACAATCTTAACCTTTAAAATTCCTAGGAACGCTGAATTACTTATGGATGCGTATCTAGTCTTTAATTTACCGGATATCTGGAGTACAATTATACCGCCTAAACAGACATCAAAAACTTGGCGACCCTATAATTTTAGATGGATATCTCATATAGGTGCTAATATAATTAAAAAAATGTCGGTTAGCATTGGAGGACAAAAAATACAAGAGTATACTGGAGATTATTTAAAAAATATGGTAGAAAGAGACTTTTCACAAACAAAAAAAGAACTTTTTTACAAAATGATCGGACATACGAAAGAACTTTATGAACCTGATAATGCATTTAGTCGTATTGACCGTTACCCTAATAGTTTTTATCTTACTCCAAAGGTTCGTACAACTACAGACCCTAATACAAATTTTTCGGATTGGTCTACTCCCTCTATAAACGGTAGAACTATTTATGTTCCCCTGCATTTCTGGTTTATGAATTCTCCTAAAATGTCATTGCCTTTAGTAGCATTACAATACAATGAAGTTACCATAGATATAACATTAAGGCCGATTAAAGAGTTATTTACAATACAAGACGTATCCATTGAAAATTCAAAAGGACTTACTCCTATACAACCTGATTTTAAAAATGAACTTCATAGTATGTATAGATTTCTACAACCACCTCCAAATATATTACTTACGGCGGGTGATTATGAAAACAAAAATAATTCGTGGAATACAGACATTCATTTAATGTCTACCTATGGGTTTTTAACAGACGAAGAAGCAAAGATATTTGCTTTAAACGAGCAAAGATATTTGATAAAAGATATTAAGGAAACTATATATCCAAATATTACTGGAAATAATAGAGTCCGATTACATACCACTGCTCTTGTATGCAGTTGGATGTGGGTTTTTAAACGTAATGATGTCTATAAAAGAAACGAGTGGTCAAATTATTCAAATTGGGATTATTCAAATAAAGTACCGATTGAATTGATTGAAGCACCTACTGAGCAATATAATTTTACTTTAAATGACAAATTTTTTGGACCTGGTATTGATTATATAAACATTGCAGCAATTGGCGAACCAGCGGAGTATGAAACATCTTTTAATGATTATTTTATTTGTGATTATTTAAATACTAAAATTAAAAGAGAAATACTTACCCGTTTATCCATTATTTTTGATGGTCAACTAAGAGAAGATTCATTAGAATCGGGTGTTTTTAATTTTATTGAAAAATATAAAAACAGCACAGGTAATTCAGACGATTATATTTATAGTTATAGTTTTAGTTTAAATACTAGTCTGTTTGAATTACAGCCTTCAGGTGCTATTAATTTAAGTAAATTTAAAACAGTTGAACTTGATATTTCTACTATATTACCTGATATAGACGAGACAAACTCGGCCTTTATTACGATATGTGATGCTGAAGGAGCCATAATAGGTACAACGCAAGGAAACACCTTGTATAAATACACCTATGATTTATTTTTTACAGAAGAAAGATATAATTTATTAAGATTTATTAGCGGACAGGCCTCTTTAGTTTACGCGCGTTAAAATTTGGTCTTGTCTACACATTTAAGACACGGACATTCATTTGACGCAAACATATCCGCTCTATAATCCCCTGCTTGATAGCCTTCTTTTACAGATAACGCAAAAACAACAACAACAAGAATTAATATTAATTCTACCCACATTATAAAATAATATATATAATTAAATGGACGATTTTGTAAATATAGAAATTCCAAAATATTATTATTGGGAAGGAGATACTCCTACTTTACCTCAAACTGATACATTGGTTTCCTATAAATTGGTTGGTCCTGATTCAACTACCATTAAAATATCTAGCGGATTTGCTATTGATAATACAACAAACGGGTTTAAAATATCAGGTAAGAGAGCAAGTTCTAATCTGTTGTTTACTTTTGACCCAGCAAATACTTCTGTCTCGGATGGAATAACCAAAATAACAACAAAAAACTCAACTGTATATGAGTTTAAAGGCGAGTCTTCAGGTTCAAAAAGTTATAAGGTAAATAGAGGAAGAGTAATCATTACAGAATCAATACAGCAAAGTCTCTTGAGTGGAACAAAAAGCACGATTGACGTGATTGATGTTGCAAAGGATACCTACGTTAAAAATACAATTGCACAGAGCGAATTTTTAAAAACAGATGCTATTTACACTTCATCCTCTACGATGGATAAATTAACACGTCTATTATTTTTATTTATAAACGATTTATTAACGATAAGTATAATATCTTTTTTTGTTATAGCAATTTTATTAATAGTTAAGGTTGATGGTGATTCTTTGTACCCTTGTAATATAAAACAATCACCCTATGTATCAACAACCTATGATAAAGACCTTTCCATAATCACTAAGGATGGTGGATTTTGCTCTCAATCGCTTAAAGTTCAAGAACGTCCTGACATATCAGATGATGATAAACCAGTTATTGAAATTTTTAATAAGTTTATTATGGATAAAACAAATCTTTATCCTTTTTCAACTATATTACAAGACAAATGTAAGGATACAACAAATTCAAGTGGCGCATTTACGGTTTTAGTTTATTGGATGTTGTATTTAATATTTAATGTTTTTTTAATGATTCAAAAAGCGTTAAATATTATGCATAAAGGTTTAAAAATGGTTGGTTCGTCTTATGTATACTTTTCCTTTACTATTTTATTAGTAATATTCTTTTTGTTAGTTCAAAATATTAGTAAAGGAGTATTACATCCCTATTTTAAATACAACGGTGAATATAAAGATTTTGATGTAGGTAGTTTTGTGGATACGAATAGTAATAGTGGTAGAGATATTGAAAATATTTTTATTATGATGGGAATTAATATATTAGCCTTGATAATTATTGTAGCCATTCCTTTATTTTTAATATTGTCAGCCGCATCTATTTATGGTAATGTATCATCATTAATGACACTTATTGTAGGGTCTTCTTCTGTTGAATGTATGTTTTTGTCTTTTTTTGCATTTGTATGTTCTATTAATTTTGTATTGAAACTTTTACCGGATGATTTAGACCCAACCAAAATTAAAATGGAGAATGATATGTCCAGTCTAACCAAACAGTATATAGATTTTATTTTTCAAATGCTTCGGTTGATAAGATTACCAGACTTAAATGGAAGTAGTGTATTTATGTTTTTTGTGAATATATTCAACTTTTTAGGTTCTATTTTTGGAGTTTTTCTTCCCTTTGCAATGGCTTTGGCCGCATCTTTATATATTAGTACTATGGTAGTGGCTAGCACCTTTATATTACCATTTAAAGTAAAAAATATTTGGGAAAGCATATTAACACCAGCGTTTCATGTTGTCACTTTAATATTACTTTTTCTTTTGTTAGTACACATACACGATGTTCTTGATATATATTTATTTTCCATATCTATAATTATTGTATTATTGGTTGGATTTATAATGTCAAAAAACTAATATAAATTGTATTTATTTAATTGTATAATGTCCAAACCGCGAGTTAGTATATGTACACCTACCTTTAATAGACGCCCTTTTTTTAGAGGCCTTATTGAGGTTGTAATGAACCAAACTTATCCAAAAACACTCATAGAATGGATAATCATAGATGATGGAACGGATAAGATAGGCGACCTTGTCTCGGATATTCCTTTTGTAAAGTATGTTCCAGTTGATACAAAAATGTCTCTTGGCGAAAAGAGAAATTTTATGCACGACCAATGTACGTTTAAAGAAGACGATGCAATTTTGGTTTATATAGATGATGATGACTATTATCCGCCTCTAAGAGTTGAACATTCAGTTGAAAAGTTAACTGGGTCAAAGGCCTTGTGCGCGGGTTCAAGCGAGGTTTATTTATGGTACAATGAAATGAATAAGATGTATAGGTTTGGACCTTATGGACCAAATCACGCAACCGCTGGAACCTTTGCGTTTAAAAGAAGTTTACTCAAACAAACCCGTTATGAAGACACGGCTCAATTAGCAGAAGAAAAGTTCTTTTTGAAAAACTATACAATACCTTTTGTTCAATTAGACCCATTTAAAACAATTCTTGTCTTTTCACACGAACAGAATACATTTGACAAACGAAAGTTAATAGACCCGGAGAATCCAAACTGCAAGGAGTCCTCTGTAAAAGTAAAGGCATTTGTAAAGTCAAAAGAGTTGCAATCATTTTATACTAGCGAACTTCCATCCCTTTTAAAAGATTATTTACCTGGAGATATAAAAAATAAACCTGATGTGCTGTTAGAAATTAAAAGGAGAGAAGAAAAAAATATGATTACCATAAATACATCTGAAAGGTCATTTCAGATAAATCCAAAGGAACTGTTAGAAGCCCTAAAACATAAAACCGAAGAGTGTTTACAATTGCAAAAAGAATTAGATAATTGCAAGGATTACATTAAACTTTTAGTTGAAAATATAAGGAAGCGCGGTTAATTTCTATTTGACTTAGTTCTTCTGTATTTTTTCTTAATATTCTATAATACAACTCTTTTTTAGTGCAGTTTAATTTATTACACAATCCAATAATGAAAGTATTGTTGTTATATTCATTACTATATTTTGTTAAAACCTTTGTAAATCTATATTCTTGAACCTTTTTACACGTTATGTTTGTTTTTTTATACAGATAATAATTATGAAGTATTTTGATATAGTAAGTCATTTCATTGAATATCCATAATTGTTTTTGAAAACTTATCCTATCAAAATAATCACCAACACAAATGTTTTCTAAAAAGTTATAATAAAATGAATAGTCTTCAGGTTTGATACAATCAACGATATTTTCGTGAAAAAATAATGCTTGAGTTGCCTTTTCATTTTCTATAATATTATCTTCATTAAATTCTTTGGTCATAATTTGTCTTATGTTATGTTGAATGTTTTTCTCATATTGATTATGTGATAAATTGACCTCTTTCTGAATCGTTATCATATTTGAAAGTTTTAAAATTTCTTTTATTTTTTTATCGTGAATATTTGTTCCGCATAAAATAATAGAAAAACTTCTGGTCCTTTTCCTCTTTTCTTCTAACTTAAATTGTTTCAAAAAACTTGTTAGTACTTTTTTTTCGTGAGTATGCAAGTAATCAATATTATCTATTACGCATATTTTGGAACATTCTTTTTTGTTAAATAATTCAATAATACTTGGTTTCATAAAAAGTAGAATGTCGTCGTAATCATTTATATCCTGTATTGAAATAAATTGTACGTTGGTAAGTGTTTTAATCATTTCAGTTTTTCCAACACCCGATTTACCATAGATATAAATAGGTTTTGTAGAATTTAAAAAACGTTTTAATTCTTTAAATTTATCAGTGTCAATCATTAATTTTTATATAACTTATACTTTTAATTAATAACATATATTACTATTATTTGTAATTCCATCCCAAGATACCCCACAATCATTGGCCCATTTTTTTTTTAAACATAGACCGCTAGTTGGTCCCATTCCCGAGACATTATAAACTTCACTTTTATAATCAAGATTCTTGCATTTTGAATCATTGCTTTTTGAATAAAGGGTATCATTTGAAACGCACGTTCCTGAAACTAAACTATAATAATCAGGACATTTTGAAATATTTGAAGGATATACCTGCTTCTTACTCATATTTGATAAAATAACCCCAAATATAGATAATATAATTATTAAACTTATTGTTGCTAGAACTAAAATGCTTTTATAAAAGTCCATTATAATAAAAAAATAAAATATTATATAGTTCAATGGAATCAAATGGTCGTATAGATTTATTAAATCTTCCTAGTGGAACACCCCTATTTCTTCAAGAAAAGGTGAAAAGTGTTGATAAAACTTACTTCTCAAATGCTTTAAAACATACGTTTCAAAATTCTAAATTGTCCGTGTTGTTTTTTTCTGTAGCAAATGTCACTATTATAGAGAACGGCATTAAAGCGGCCGTGTATAAGTTATCAAATAATAAACATATTATTGATACACAGGATTATGACCAACTTTATATTATTATGAGGTCAACCTTTTTACAATATAGTTTAAATAATCCTGATAATATTACTCAACAAATTGAGGTATTAAATTCTAGAGTTGTGTCTCATTGTGCACCAAAAATATATAGCGAAATAGAATCGTATATGAAATATAAAAAAGATTCTTCTACCTTAGTAAGTCCATTAGATATGCCTACGTATATCCATAAGGATAAAGGTTTGGAGTTCAAGGGATTTTTTTAAATTTCAATAGAGAATTTATTGTTTCTTAGACTTTTGAATTGAACGTTTTGATTTATTCTTATTTTTTGTAAATCTTGACTTAATCTTATTTTTTGTAAATCTTGACCTCTTTAATGTTACTCTCTTTGGACCTATAATTGTAATCTTATGTGGTTTTCTTTTAAGTTTTAAATACTTTTTACCATTTCCTGAAGTCAAAATAATTTTTAACTTTTTAGGTTCTTTTTGTAGAGTTTTTTTAATTCTTTCTATCTGTAGATTTCTTAAAGTAACAAAGTCCATATATATATTACAATATTTTTTCAAGGTCCTTAAGCTCTTTACTCCACAAATCTTGAATGGTAACCCTTTCTATTTCTTTATATTCAGCCTCTTTATCCGTATATTGGCTTTTCAAATGATTCACATTTTCTTCACAAACAGAATCCATTGTCATTTTTATAAGATAATTATAAGACCCTTCTATTTTTGCATAACCCTTTTCAGAAAGAATATTGCATATTTCAGCAGTACTCTTTTTTCTTAGGTCAAGTGTTTCTTCTAATATTTCCTGAATGTAATTGTATTTATTTTTTAATATCTCAATTTCTTTTATTAAAACCGATAAAAGATATTCTTTACGCATATCATAGTATCGTAACCTCTGAACGATAAAGTCATCACAAATTTCGTGAATCGTATTATAGTGAACCAATTTCTCTTCGTGATTAAACAAATTCATATTTGAAAAGGATAAATACGAATACAGTTTTAGGGTCTTTACAATTTCGTCTTCATTAAACTCTTTGCAAAGAGTTATTTTAAAATTAACAACTTTATCTGTTGACATATCATTGAAATCTTTAATGACGCCTTCTTCAATTAATTTATCAAGATAAATCAGGTAATCTTCATTCCAAGTTCCAACTGGAAGTTCAGTAATCTCTACTATATTTTTTTTAATAGAATATACACCCTTTGTAATAAACCTTGACTCCGTTTCTTTCTCAATCGTACCCCGAAACCCTCTGTAATAAGGAACGAAATCCTTGTTTGCAGGTCTTTTTTCAAGAGTATCTAAAATATAACGAATCAAATCTTTTGGATTGAAACACTGAATCTCTGTGCTAAACCCTGTACCAATACCCTTTGAACCATTGACCAAAATCATAGGAATAATAGGCGCGTAAAAGATAGGCTCAACTGGCTGGCCGTCATCTTGTAAATAACTTAAAATATGGTCGTCACTTTTATTAAAGATATAACGAGTAATCTTTTCTAACTTTGTAAATATATATCTCTCCGATGCACTGTCTTTTCCTCCCTGGAGACGTGTTCCAAACTGTCCGTTGGGCGAAAATAGATTGATATTGTTTGACCCTACAAAGTCTTGAGCCATATTTACAATCGCACCGTTCAAGCTTGCCTCGCCGTGATGGTATCCAGAATTTTCAGAGACATATCCACTAAACTGGGCTACCTTGATTTCATTGGTCAAATTCTTTTTAAACGCACTGTAAAGAATTTTTCGCTGAGACACTTTAAGACCATCCATCAAATTGGGAATAGAACGGTCGCAGTCATATTTAGAGAAATGAATCATCTCTTTATTTACAAAGTCTCCTATGGAAAGGGTCTTGTCTCGGTTGTCTACACGCAAATCTCGGTCGTAAGACGTTAGCCACTCCTTGCGCAAGTCCGCCTTTTTTTTATTAAATAACATATCAATGCATTCGTCATCCTTTTCCTTTACATAAAAGTCTACTACTTTTTTATCTTTAAAATATTCTTTGAATTCTGAACCCGTGCTTGTGCCTAAACCCTTGTAATACTTAATCTTCCAACCTATGTTCTCTTCCTTCCACGAATCATAATCCGATTCGTTATAAAAGGATACGCTTTTTGCGCCTTTGGATGCTTTCAAAATAGGCGTGTTCATAAACCCGATAAAGCCATCAATCTTTAAAAGAGAAGGCCACAAACATTCAAACACGTTAATACATAAACCCTTGATATGACTACCGTCTAAATCTTGATCCGTCATAAACATAATCTTACCGTATCTCAGGTCGTTTACATTATCATACTCTTTCCCAGTTTCTAAACCCATAATCTTTTTAATCTCATTAATTTCTTTGTTTTCATTAATTTTTTTAAGTGCCTCTCCGCGCACATTTAATAGTTTACCCTTCATTGGATACACTCCAATTATATTTCTATCTTCAGGAGAAAGACCTGAAATAATACCAGCTTTTGCTGAATCTCCTTCACATAAAATTAAGATACACTTTGTAGAGTTCTTTGTTCCAGCGTGATTGGCATCTACCAATTTAGGAATTCCGCGAAGAGTCTTTGTCTTATTACCATCCGTCTTCTTGGAGTTTTTCTTTTCTTTCAATTCGCTCATATCACACGATGCAGACAAAATACCCATATTCGCTAATTTTTCTACAAACTTATCAGTTACCGTGCAAGTAGAACCAAACTTAGAAGAGGGTGTTGTCAAATAATCTTTTGTCTGACTATCAAAGGATGGATTCTCAATCGTACAATTTAGAAAGATGGAAAGTTGTTCCTTGATAATAGCAGGTTTTATATCTATCTTACGTTTCTTTAAAATAAGAGCAATCATCTTTTTAATGATTTGCTGTGTAATATATTCTACGTGTTTACCGCCTTTATTTGTAAAGATTCCATTGACAAATGAAACGTGTTTGAATTCATCGCTTAGACAAACTGAATACGACCAACCATCTTGTGTCTCGGAAACCTTTTCAGCGTCCGTATAGAGAGACACGTAATGACTGAAGTCCTTTACTGGTACCAAAACATCGTTATACTTTACTTTTACTTCTTTGCTTGTCACTCCTGCAATGTCGTAGACACGCCGCTGAAATAAGGAAATCATTGATTGAGTAAGTTCCTTCATACCAAGCCGTTTGTAATCAGGTGTAAAACTAACCAAAGTATATGGTTTTTTGCTACAAGAAGTAATCGTAGGCTTGTTTAAAATATCCATATTATTTTCAAATGTTTGAACATATTTAAGCGCGCGCTTTGCATCCACCGTTTCAATCTTACCCCACGTAGACCAGATTAGAACTAGCTTAAACCCAAAGCCATTTTTACCACCCGTTGTTTTCTGTTCGTCTTTATTATAATTCGTAGATGTACGCAAGTGTCCGAAAATCATTTCGGGAATCCAGATATCATACGTAGGATGTTTTTCAACATCAATCCCATCTCCATTATTGATAAGAGTAATTGTATTATTTTCAATAGAAACTTGTATACTTGTAACAACTTCAGTTGAAGGGTCTTTTAACTTTTTCTGATTGGTGCGAATGACGTGATCGCGACAATTTACAATTCCTTCATCAAATAACTTAAACAGCGCAGGATTATAATCAATATCTTCTAGTACAATCTTATCCTCTTTCATTACATACATAGGACCATTGATATTTTCTATAGAACCTATATAGGTATCTGGAGTATCCAAGATATGTTCCTTGTCGGTTTTTTTTTGGTACTGCATTTCAAGAGAGGCAGAAGCTGATACAGTTGACATTGCTGATACAGTTGATACAGTTGACATTGCTGATACAGTTGATACAGTTGACATTTTATACTGTTTTATAATAATTTAATTATAAATCAATTTTATAATTAATGAGTAACTGTAATAAAATATGTGAAAAGAGTATTTATTCGTTTCCTACAAATAATCTATCTACAAAAATGATTCAGGCACAAGCACTTAAACAAAAAAAAAATGCAAAATTTGTATACAAAAATACTAGAATAGAAAGTATTTATAAAATCATATTGAGTTTAGATTATCAAGAGAACAAGAGACTCCTTTTTTTATACAAGTATAAATTGTATAAAAGGTATTTTGATGATTTGCAAAATGTTCCTTACGATATAAGGCTTAAGTTAAATGAAATGTTAACCGTTATTATAAACGGGTTGACAGAATTTGAATATAATTTAATTTTTGAAATTGTAATAATAACAACTGTGGAAGTACCCGAAACATTTATTCCCTATGAATATACATTTTATGTAGTGACTCGTGTATTGTCAAATATGTCATACTTTATAATAAAAAATATAAATGATACCTTTACATTTGAACCTGGTTATTCATATGTATTTGATTTATCAGACCCTACAAATTACGGAACAAAATTTGCTTTATCTAAAAGAAAGGATGGTATAGGAAGTGGTACCCATAGTGGTATACCTGGTACAGATGGTGCAATATTATCTATTAATATAGAAAAAAATATATCGGTTTCTTATTTGTATGCATTTAATGAAGAGATAATAATAAACCCGCCTCTTGATGTATCTGGTAATACAGCTGATGTCATCCAAGTGGCCTATGGTATATGGGGTTATAGCGTACTTTATCTTTATATAAATGTAGGGAATTTACCCCTTACTAGTATAAATAATTTTATTTATAAAGACCTTGAACAATATTCAACGTTAACGGTATACGAATTAAATGGTCCAAAATACTTAATTGCTCCATTAACTGATTTTTTTGTTTATTTTACTAAAAATAAATACAGATATAACATTAGTTACGGAACATATTATATAGATATTCCAAGAACTTATAATGCAGCGCTTTTAAGAAATAGCGGATTTGAAAAAATAATTAGTTTTGTAGGTCCTTATGAAACAACAAAAAGAGTAAAAGGCGTACAATTTGCACCTGGCATTCAAGAAGATATATCTCAAAACTTTTATTACGGTCAGACTGTTATGACTGTTTATGAACCCTTTACTGTGCCTTTGAGTTTCTACTGTGAAAGTTTTGGATTTATGGGCGGGTTAAGTTTTATAAATTTTAGTCCATCTGGAAATTCGTCTGGTTCAAAATTTCCAATCTATTTTAATAAAGATAACAATTTATTTATAAAAGGTATAGACTCTCAGTCTAATTTAAATATTATTAAGAATGGTGTAAATAGTTATATTGGGTTTAATGATGATTTTATCTATAATGAAAATAGACAATATGGACTTTATAAAGGTGTTTATACGATTTATAACATACCAGAAGAATATGCAATTACTTTATTAAGTAAAGGAAAAAGCGATATTATTAAACTTGAAAGTTTGACCTCAACTTCAAAAACTGGTGTAGGTCCCGATAATCAAACCTATAATTTTTATTGGGGTATTCTTCGTATAACCGTTTATGCAAATTTTGGACAAATGTCTCTTTATTCTACCTATCAAGGATATATGGGAAGGTCTACTTTATTTACCTATGGGTCTGAATATAATAATAGTATTTCTTATTTAGACCAAAAATCTATACCAACAATTTATTTTAAAAATGATAACACCTTACGTTATGAAGATATAGACCCACTTACTGTTGTTATTACAAGTAACTATATCATATATCCATTAATACCGACATTAGATTTTGTAGTTCCCTTTTCAGTGTTTAAAAATACACCACCAATTATAAATGAAATAAATATAAATAATAACACTACTAACCCTGTAATTAACCCTGTAATACCTGACAATTTATTAAGTATATACGGCGGGTATACTTACTCTATTCCCAATAAAAATAACAAATATTCTTTAAAAAAAGGAATGTATGTGATTGAGTGTGAAAACACTTATATTGCTCTTTTGAATTTTGGTAAAACAAATTCTATCACTTACTTTGGTATTATAAGTATAATTGATATTGGTCCTGATAACCATAGTTATAATTATTACGCAAATACAATTATCATTAGTGTTCTCGGAAATTTTGGATATATTTCAATTGATGTAATTGATGTAATTGATAATAATAAGAGGAATAGACTTCATAATATTTTAAGTTATAGTAATTAAATTTCTTTCCTTATTATATATGAAAACTTTTGGTTCTAGAGCGGAGGTTTTTCACGGAAATGCTAAAAAGACAACTGGAGGTTTAACAAAGAGTGCTTTATTACAAAATAAACACGGTGAAATTGTCTCGCGTAAAAAAAGCGTAACTGCGAAAAAGGAGAAGCGTCTTGAAAAGGCTGGATACTTTACAAAAAAAGGTGTATTTGGTTTTGTAAAGAAGGAAGTAAAATCTAAAAAGGTTAGAAAGTCTAGAAGACGTACTTCAAAGGCCTAAAGATACCTTTTTAGGAGCCGATGCTCCTGCGCGTCTTACTCGGTTTACTGTACGAGTTGTTGCGTTTTTATCTGGTAGAACACTTAGTGTTTTTGTCTTTACTACGTTTGCATTTAGCGTGTTTTCCTTAAGTTTTTGAATACGCGAGGAAGAATCAGAATATGTTTTATCATTTATACATCCAGAAATACATTTTATTCTATACTTAAGCATTAATATAGTGATATATTTTTTTGTCGTTTTGTTTTCCTTTTAAAAATAGCCTTTGACTTTGTCTTTGACTTTGATTTAGATTTAGACTTTGTCTTTGTCTTTGATTTAGATTTAATTTTCTTTCCTCCCTTCATATTAAAGCTTGTTTTACACGCGCTTAATTGAGTTGTTAAACCTATTCTAAAAAAATTGGGGTTTCCATCACTAGAACTATATTCATTGGAATAACACATATATAAATAATATAAAATCTAATTTATATTATTTTATAATGAATCCTCAACAACGTTTGCAACTACACGAACTAATTAAACAAAATAATTCTGTAAACAATACAGATTTAATAAGAGAATTAAAACACAGTCATATAATTCGTAAAGAAGTACAGATGATTGAAAAACTAAAAACAGTGTATGATTTTGAAATACTTCAAGAAGAATGTATTAAACATTGTTATTTCCTATATGAAAATTATACCGTTATTTACAATCGTTTACTAAAAAATAGAGTAGATATTGATGTTCTATATACCTTTTTGGATACTTTACAAATGATTGAAGAGGGTAAGATGGACCAACACGAGGCGTCTTTTGAGATTGGAACGCTTTTGAAAAAAATGTATATTGACCCGCGAATAGAAGACAAACCTCCTGAGTATAAGCCACCTATTAATATTAGTTGGCAAGAGTTTAAAAAATTATCACATACTTAATAGAATGATTGTTGTTATTGTAGAATCCCCGTCAAAGTGTAAACGTATTGAATCCTATTTGGGAATAAACTATAAGGTAATTGCTACTTGCGGTCATTTCAGAAAAATGAGTAGTCTTGATAATATTAATTTTGATAGTTTTAAAGTTAAATATGAAAATACAAATCCAAAAGTGATAAAAAGATTACGCGACGCAACTAGTGCTGCAACCGAAGTTATTTTGGCTACAGATGACGACCGTGAAGGCGAAATGATTGCGTGGCATATTTGCCAGGTATGTAAACTGCCTCTAGATACAAAGCGAATCTTATTTCGCGAAATCACTAAACAAGAAATTATAAGAGCGATTAGTTCTCCGCAAACCATAAGAATGAATAAAGTTTATAGTCAGAACGCAAGACAGATTATTGATATCTATATTGGTTTTAAAATATCTCCCCTTTTATGGAAATATGTTAAACATACTCTAAGCGCTGGAAGATGTCAAACACCTGCTTTACATCTCATCGCAGAAAGAGAACGAACGATTGAAGAACAAGGATACGAGACAAATTATCAGGTTTCAGGATTTTTTACAAATAAAGATATTGAGTTTCGCTTAGAAAGACACCTGGAAGAGAGCGAGGTAACACCCTTTTTAAAATCATTAAAGGACCATACCTTTTATTTGTCTCGGAATACAAAAGAGGTATCCGACCCTCCGCCTCCCATTTTGAACACGAGTCTTTTACAGCAACTTCCTCTTTCTATGTCTCCGCAAAGAATTATGAAGGCCGCTCAGACCTTATATGAAAATGGATTAATTACCTATATGCGTACAGACGCGTGTGTTTATAGCGAGGATTTTTTGAAGTCTGTCTCAACCTATTTAGGAGACAAATATTGTGCACCCAAAATGGAATCTATGAAAGCCCACGAAGGAATACGAGTGACCCAGTTAGAAATAGATATTATTTGTCTTGATATAGATAGTAATAAATTGTATTCTTTTTTACATAAATATACTTTGCAAACCTGTATGAAACCCGCGGTCTTATTACATAAAATATACACAACCGAATGTCCTAACCTAATGAAATTTACACATACCTCTATTATACAAATCTTTAATGGATGGAAGGACGATTCAAAAAAAACAGATTGGTCTTCTTATCTAGATTGTTTAAAAATGTTGACATATAACTCTGTCAATGCATCCGAAGTATTTAAAAGTCAACAATTTCACTTGTCAGAGTCTCAACTTATAAACCAATTAGAAAAGAGAAATATTGGAAGACCGTCTACCTATACAAATATTTTAGAATCTATAGAAAAGAATTATGTAACTCACGGAAAAATTACAGGAAAGGACTATTCGTTTAATGAATATAAACTTGACAAACATAATGTGATTGAATCGTCTGTTATATGTAAGAAAATAGAAGAGACAAATAAATTAACCATTACGGAGATAGGGAAAGAAGTAGACCAGTTTTGTTATAAACATTTTGAATCCATTTTTAATTATGAATATACCAATCAAATGGAGTTATCACTTGACCTTATTGAAAAAGGCGAAAAGGAATGGAAACAGGTTATTCGTGAATACATAGAACACGTGGATTCTTTATTGGATATTGAAGAGGTAAAAAAAGTATATACCTCTTTACACGCGGGCTATTATAAAGATTCGCCTCTTGTTATTAAAGATGGAATCCACGGGTTTTATGCAGAATATAAAGATAAAAGTGTCTCGCTTTCTAATTATAAAGAAAAGGAAATGATTTATACTTGGATTATAGACCAATCTATCCCGCAAGAATCTTTTAACACCCTAATAGAATTTGTATTGAAAGATAAGGTTGTTATGCATATTACAGATAGTTGGAGTGTTAGAACGGGACCTCGTGGTAATTATTTATATTTCAAAGCAAAAAATATGAAACAACCAAAATTTTATAATTGCCCCGATCTATTAAGTCGCGATGAAATGGAAAAACATATACGAAATAAATATAAAACTATATAATAATGAATCAAATATTTAAAATTTTACAAGAAAATGATGCAAAAATAGCAAACCCTGTATTCATTGCATTAATCGCGGTTGGTGTCTTTATAAAACTTGCCCTTTCTTTTGGTTCAACAGATGATGGTTCATTGGGACCGGCCAACTCACTAATATGGGGATATAGTATTATCCTTTTTTCGTTAGTTGGTATTATCTTTTTAAACATAGATATAGGTTCAGATACGTGGAGTGATATTAAAAAATTACCGTGGGCTATGGTCCTTACTCTTATTATTATTATGTGGACCATTAGTTTAAATTTTAAGTATTTTACAGTCATCAATAAAGGAGATGTACCAAGTCAATATTATATGTGGTCTGGTTATTCTACCGTCTTGGTGATACTAATGATTGTTATTTCTATTGTGCAATATGTTTTAAAACAACAAAAAAATGCGGATTCAAATGAGTATGCAAGACAATTGTCTATGTATTCTATCATTATCTTTATTTTCAACTTGATTGCTGTTTGTATTCTTCAGGTTATACTAGACTGTTTTACGGTTGACGGTTAAGACATCAAATTTGGTTGTTAATCCTATATGAGTATCTGATTCCCAAATTCCTGATATACGAATATACACCTTATCTGTTTTGTATTTATAAATTGTTTTAAAATTAGAGACGCACAGTTCCTTGTTGATAAAACAGTTTAACTTGTTGAGAATACGGCGT